GTTGCGCCAACTGTCGAAGAATCCCATCAGCTCTCCTCCTGGTTGTTTTCGATCTTGTACGTGAGCCGGTAGTCGGGTTGAAGATTCAATTCGTCGGCCCAGCGGTAGCCGCCGTCCTCGGTCAGGTACCACCAGCCCTTGCCGTTGACGGTGTAGATGTAGGCCGGAACGTCGCGGGGGTCGACGCCTGCCCGGCGCTCGATCACCCGGCCGAGCGTGATGCAGTTCGCGGCACCGACGTCGGTCAAGGTCTGGTCGTGGCAGGGGCGACACAGCATGAGGATGTTGCGGACGTCGTTGGAGACGTTCGCTGCGGCGCCGTGTACGCCTCCTGAGCCGCGCGTCATGCGGTGGTGCGGGTCCAGACCCCCGAACGCGCCGCAGCCCTCGCACATCCCGTACGAGCGGGCCTGCGCGAGGGCTCTGGCGACCTCGAAGGTGGTCATCAGTGCGGCTGTTCGTCGTCGGGCGTCGGCGGGGCCAGGATCTCGACGACCTCCTTGAAGCCCTGCTTGCTGGGCGGGTAGCCCATGCCGTCGTCGCGGAACACGATGGCCAGCGGGTCGCGGCCTGCCTTTTTGATGAAGCGGCGGCGCTGCCGGGGGGTCATGCGGCGTCCGGCCTGGCGGATGACGCGGGTTGCGGTGTCCATGCGGACCATCTCCCTCTGTGTATGTCCCCAGCATACACCACGGGGGTGATCAGCAGGGGCAGTGCTTCGTCTTGCTGTGCTCAGGGTTCGGCCAGTGGCCGGTCGCCCGCTTCTCCAGATTGGCGCAGTGGCCATCCAGCTTGTCGCCGTGGATGTACTTGCCGAGGTGGGTCTTGCAGCGGCAGAAGGCGCACGGCTCCGACCAGCGGATCTTCGCGGCGCCCTCGCCCTCGGTCCAATAGGTGTCCAGCTTCGCCGCCCCCGCCGCCCCCTTAGGGGTGGTGGCGAAGGCGGCGGATACGGCATGGCCGAGGTCACGGGCGAGCTGCACGAGCTGCATGCGAACAGATTACGGCCAGTACCGCCCGGCGTATTCCACTGCCGTGAAAATGGCCGGGATGCAGGCCATCATCACGAGCAGCGCGGCCCCGCTCACTTCAGAGACCGGCCTGGTTGACGCCGTAGACGGCCTGCGTGTGAGAGAAGCCCTCGTATTCAAGCTGCTCGATCAGGCCCTTGCGGGAGAACGACTGCCCGTTCAGGTAGCTCTTGGCCGAGAGGGCAGCCTGCTTGTTCCAGTCGACGTGCAGGGAGGCCACAGCCGCCGTCGCAACGGTGGCCGGGTAGCCCTCGTACTTCAACTGTTCGATCAGGCCCTTGCGGGAGAAGCTCTGACCGTCCAGGTAGCTCTCCGCCTGCTGGGTGGCGTTGCGCTGCTCGGTGCTGACTGCCTTGGTCGTCTGCGTGACCTTCGGTGCGGCCTTCGACGCGGGGGGCGGGGTCACCGCGTCGACGCTGGCCGCCGGGGTGCTCGGGGTGTCCTGCGCCTCGTCGGCGGGGCTGCCGCCGCAGGCCAGCAGCATGAGGCCCAGCGCCAAGGCGCCGACCGTGGTTGCGATGCGAAACTTCACGAAACTTCCTCCTCCTGGGTTAGGCGAATCTCGCCTTGATGGTGACGGGAAGCGTCACGACGTGGACGCCTTTGTCGTCTTGGATGTATCCGTGCAGCATTGCGGCGTGCTCGGATCCCGGCATCGCCAAGATCGAAAACGTCAGCAGGTCGCCGTTCATCTGCTTCAACTCGATCGACACCCGCAGGCCGGGCCGGGCCTGCGGCGCCGGGGTCCAGCGCCGTACGAAGCGGCGCCGGACCGACCGGCTGGGGGTCACGTCCTGTCCTCCCTCGCCACACCCGGCGCGGGGAATTCGGAGATGCCGAGTTCGCGGGCGGCGTCGTTGACCATGTTGCGGATGTCCTCGGGGGCGAACTGGCGCCAGCACTCCTCGCCCCGGTTCTCACCCCAATGATCCGATGCCTCGTGGTTGGACTGAGCGCCCTCGATCCAGTTGTCCAGGACGATCAGCATGTTGTAGAGCGCCGCGCTCTTGGCCACCGCGTCCGGGCTGGCCCTAACCTTGGGCGGCGTCTTGATCATCGCCTTGGGCACCTCGGCGAGGATGCCGGGCAGCAGTGCCTCGATCTGCTCAGCGCTTCGATTCCACGCGGCGTAGATCGGCTTCTCGTTGGCGCCGTCCTGCCGGGTGACCCAGAGGTCCCAGCGGCCGTCCGCGTCCTCGGTGATCTTGATGTTCACAGCAGGGACTCCCATTCGCACGGCCCCATCGTCCGGAAGCCCCGATCGGTTGCGTAGACCTGCACGCGCTTCGACGACCCGCGCGTGATCTCACCCTCTTGCAGGACCGCTGTGGCTGCCCCGGTGAAGTTCTTCAGCCGCTGCCAGGTGCACGAGCGGTCGCCGACGGCGTAGACGTTGTAGAGGCCCGGGGCAACCTGGCCGGGTACGCGCCAGGCGGCCTGTCCGGAGTACATGACGGCCGGGCCCTGGGGGGCCGGGGTGAGCGCGGGCACAAACTCGGCGCGGGCGGGCTCCAGCACGCGGAAGAGACCGGCCGTGAGCAACATGCCCACGGCCAGGACCACGGCCGTGATGACCGCAGCGGACCGGGTGGTGATGGTGCGGCTCACTCGTATGCCCCGTTCTCCAGCCGGTCCGCAAACTCCGGGTCGTACTGCGGGGCAGGCTTCGGCCCCTCCAGCGTCGCGGCGAACCCGGCGGCCAGCCGCGCCATCCGCTCGGTGCCCTCCTTCGTGGAGGTGACCGACACGAACGGCTGGCCCTGCTCGACGCGGATGAACGGCAGCACCTCGCCGGTCTTCGGGTCGACACCCTCGGACCCGGCGGGGGCGTCGTCGGCCTTGGCGAGGTCAAGGAGCATTTTCAGATAGGCCGGGCGGATCACCTCGACGGTCACGACCTCGGACGGGTGGGCACGCCTGCACCAGGCCAGCGCTGCCGCCTCGTCGATGAGCTTCGCGGTCCGGCGTCCCTGGGAGTAGCCGATGGCGCCCAGCTTGGTTCCGTCGGGCAGCTTCGCACCGACGCGCTCTTCATCGTTCGCGCCCATCTCCCCGGTTACCTGGACGCGCAGCCCGTCGGCGATCGACTTGATGAACTTGATGTAGGTCTCCAGGGCGACGAGCTGCTGCTTGCTGGTCAGCTCCCGCCCCGGGGGGCCGTCGCCCTGGACGGCCCCCGTGGTCTGGTCGGTCATGCAGTCTTCCCCTCTTGCTTGCATTTCTCGCAGGTCTCGCACTGCCGCAGGATGCGCCGGATCAGCGCTCTGGCGTTCTGGTCGCCCCGGCCCCCATGCCTGGAGCCGGAGGAGGACATCTGGTGGTGCCCGCACGGGCACTGCCAGATCTTGTGCTTCCTCTTTCTGGTCAGCGTGAACTTCGCGGCGTCGAACACCAGATCCAGCGCGACGAGGTTGTTCATCAATCGCCGGTCCCGGACATGGCGGGCACCGCCGTACCGTCGTCGCCGCTGGCGGCCGGCTGCTGGAGCAGGTCGCGGGCCATGGCCAGCTCCTCGTCCAGGGTGGTCGCCTCGGACACCTGGACCTTCAGCAGGCCCCGGTCGGTGGCCCAGGCGCGCAGGTCGGCAATCTCGGCCAGGGTGACGCCGGGCTGCGCGGCGATGTCGGCCATCCGGTAGGCCAGCACATCCGACGCGCTGATCATCGCGTCAATGACGGGGTCCGGGTGGGCGATCTGCCGGTTGTGCAGGTTCTTGCTGGCCATCCAGTCGTAGCCGTTGACGGCCTGGCCGATCGGCAGCGTCTCGATCCGGGTGTGCAACCCCTGGATCTCCTCGTCGGTCCAGGTCGTCTTCTCCGGCCTCGGCTCGGCGGCCTGCTCACGCTGCGGCCGGGCGCTGTCCCAGCTCTCGCGGTTCGACGCCTTGGCGCCGTCGTCATCCTCCCCGCTGGGGAAGGTGTTGGTGACGGCCAGCAGGGCGTACCGGCGCCAGTAGGTGATCCAGGAGCCCATCTCCTGCGGCTTGACCCGGGTGGGATCAGGCAGCGGCCAGAAGCCGTCCTCACTCTCGCCGCCCTCGTGCTTCAGGGCGTAGACGAGGCCGAAGCCGTCGGGGGTCATGGTCGGCTTCGAGATGAACGCGAGGCCGTGCTTGCCGAGGAGTGGGTTGACGGCCTCCGCGACGGTGGCGAGGTCGGCGTACCCGTAGGTGTAGCTGATCTTGCTGCCGTCCTTGCTCTCGCCGGTCACCTTGGCCGTGGCGTCTTTGACGACCTTTACGGATTCGGTGTGGAACGCGGCGAGTGCCGCGACCAGGCTCGTGTGCTCTGTCATGCGCGTACCCTCCTAGTGGACTGTCTGCGCACAGCATACACGAGGGACGCCAGTGGTCAAGCAGGGGCCACCCAGGCGCTGTAGGCGTGCTCGGACTCCGGGTATCCGCAGACGTTCGCCGGGTCAAGCCCCTTCAAGATCACCTGGCACGGCACCCCCTTGCGGTCGGCGTCGTACCGGTGGCCGACGATGCTTGCCGTGGGGTCCGGCCGGTAGTGCGGGTTCGGCTGCGCCTCCTGCTGACGCCGATACGCGGCGTGCTCCCGCTCCCATGCCACCGTGCGCGGCATCAGCGCCTCCCTGGAGCCCTCGGGCAGCGAGACCCCCATCGACCTCAGCAGCTCCCGCACCGGACGCGTCAGGAGCCTCTCGACGACCGGTCCGGAGATCTCCGGCATCGCCTGATCCTTCGGCACACCGGCCTGTCCCGGCGCCCAGCCGGTCGATCGGGCGGCCCGCTCCCTCTCCTGCTGCATCCGCTCGGTCGCCCGCCGGACGTGCGCGGGCATCATCCACTCGGTGTTGTCGGCGTACCACTCCCGGACGGCCAGGAGACCATCGTCGAAGTCGATGTCGGCCAGGACCGACTGCCACGCGGCAACGTCCATGTCGCCGACGGTGCGCCGGTCGAACGCCGCCATCGCGCCCAGCAGCTTCGCGGTCTGGGAAAGATTCACAGTCCCTGCTCCTCGTATTTAGCGGCCAGGCTCAGCGCCTGGCCGACCCGCTGATCGGTCGTGCTCGGCCGGTACGTGCCGCCGCCGGGCGTTGCCCAGTCGTGCGCAGACCGGTCCAGGGCGGTCCCCGGGCGACGCTGCCCCCGTTCGGCGGCCGTACGCATCCAGCGACGCCACGTCGCGGGCCAGTCCAGCTTGCGGGCGCGAGCCCCGGCCTCCGCTCGCCAGTAGTCCATGAACTTCTCGTGCTCAACAGCGCCGTCGATCACCGCACCGAGGTTGTTGTCCCGGAACCATTCCCGCATCTTCTCGTCGGGCCTGAAGTCGTCGGGGATCCTCGTTGCCCGCGTGGCCTGCGAAGCGGCCGGGATAGAAGCTGGTGGTTCAAGAAGTGATGGTTCCTTAATAGGAATATCCGCCAGCTCCTGGCGGGCGGAAGCGCTGGCTCCTGGCGCATCTACCGCTGGCTCCTGGCGCTTGCCTTCCGCTGGGATCTGGCGGTAGCTGGCCCAGTCGTCGGCGTCCGGTTCCATCGTGCCGGGGCCGTCGATCAGAAGCTGGTACCGGCAGGAGCGGCGCAGCCCACTGGTCTTGTGCCGGTAGAAGACGCGGATCAGGCCCAGCTCGGCGAGCAGCTTCGTGGCGGCCCGTACCGTGCTCTCGCCCATCTCGGCGACCTCGGCCAGCTTCCCCACCGACGGGTAGCAGGAGTAGTCCGTACCGGCGTAGTCGGCGAGCAGCAGCAGGATGAACTTGGCGGGGATCGAGCCGGTCTTCTGGGTCTTGGCCCAGGCGGTGGCGTCGTGAGACAAGGTGCCTCTTTCAGATAGGGCACCCTGACGAGTTGTCCCGGCTGTATGCGCTCGGTAGACTCGTGGGTGCCTCTTACAAAGTGAATGATCTGGCAGTGCTTCAACGCCTCGGACTTGCCGGTCCGGGGCGTTGCCTATTGTGCACCCGTCAGGCGGCGGGCGACAGTTCCTCGGCCGGTACGTCGTCGTACCAGACCCGGCGCGTGGGGACGGCGAACTTCTCCTTGATCGTGCTGGCGTACCAGAGCGGTTCGGCGATGTCCGGGAAGTCGACCGGCGGCAGGTGGCCGCGCTGCTTCCACTGCTGCGGCGTGAACCGTTCAACCCGCATGTGCGCGGCGATGCCCGCCAGGTCGACGACGAGGCGGGTCCGCTCGACTTCCTTGGCGTTCGCGTCGGGGCCCGCCTGGATCGTGGCGCGCAGCCGCTCGACCTCACCGGCCAGCTCGTCGGCCCGCTTGATCGCCTCCTGATAGAGCGTCTTGTAACTGGTCATATTCGTCCTCGTGGATGCCGGGGGGTTGCGTCAGCCATGAGCATACAGGACCTGCCCTGCCGGGGCGAGAGGAGTCGATCTCGACGACCCCCTTTGTACGGCCGGGGTTGACAGAGGGGATCACGTAGCGCACGATAGCCCCGTCAACCCAAGGAGGACCCGAAATGTTGAGCCCACTTGCCTTCCCCGCACTCGGCGCCGCCGCCGTCCTGGCCGTCCTCGCCGTCCTCGCCTTCATCGGCGTGACGCTGCTGCGCCCGGATGCCCCCGAGGGCTGGCCGAAGATCAAGGCCCCCAAGCTCGGTGGCCGCCACGAGCTGGCCACCGTCCCCGAACCCCGCCGCCCCCGCAACTGGGACGCCGTCCTGGCCGAGGCGTACGTGACCCTTCCGCTGCCCGAGATCACCGAGGAGCCGGAGCCGATCGACGAGCTGGACCCCCGCTGGGACTGGCGCGCCTACGCCGACACCCAGGAAGAGACCCACGAGCTGGTGGCCGCCTGATGGCCGCCTCCCCGATCGAGCAGGAAGTGTGGATCGAGACGATCCGCACTCCCCATGTCCGGGAGAGGAGTGGCGTCCTGCGGTCCCTCGCCGACAGCATCGAGAAGAACGGCCTGCGCCACCCCGTCGCCGTCTGGGACGACGGCACCCTCCTCTCCGGCGGCCGACGGCTGCGGGCCCACTTCCTGCTCGGCAAGCCCACCATCCGCGCCGTCTTCGTCAACACCATCGAGGATGCCGCCAAGCGGCTGCTGTGCGACAACCAGGACGATTTCGAGTCCGTCCCGATGCGCGCCTCGGAGATGTGCCGCCTGTGGGAGCTGCTGCGCCGCCTGGACGCCCCCGCCGCCGCCCTGCGCCGCCGCGAAGCCCAGCGACGCGGTATCGCCCTGCGCCGCGAGACGCAGGCCGGAAAGCGCAGACCCGGCCGGTCGTCGAGCCGCAGCGATGACTACGTTCTCGGCGTCATCTGTGAGCCGTTCGCCATGTCCAGCGCCACGGCCCGCCGGTACGAGGTCATCTACCAGCACGCCACCGGCGTCTCCATGGTCGGCGACGACAAGCACGAGCTGGCCGTCAAGCTGCTCGCCGAGCTGGACGAGGGCAGCCCCGTGTGGCCCGCCTATCAGCAGTTGCTCGGTGTACGCCCGGCGCTGGTCTCCCGGCCGAAGGCGGTAGTCCCGGTCGAGCCCGCCGCCGCCGCCAAGCAGCGCGCGGCCTGGGACCGGGGGCTTCCCCAGCTGGAAGGTCTCATCGCGGGTCTCGCCGAGCTGGGCCCGCCCCACCCTGACCTGACCTGGAACGAGGTCGGTCCCGTGCATGCCCAGCTCACGAACGTACGCCGCGAGCTGGAAAAGATGATCAAGAAGATGAAGGAGATCAGCAAGTGACCGCATCCCGGCAGATCGAACCCCGCGTCACCTACGAGATGGTCGAAGTCAAGGTCGGCGACCTCTGGGTGGACCCGAACGTCCAGCGCAGCCTCAAGAAGGCCCGGGTCGGCAGGATGGCCGTCGAGTTCAACGCCGACGCGCTCGGGGTGCTCACCACCTCGTTCCGCTCGCCGCGCCGCATCCACGTCATCGACGGCCAGCACCGCTACCGCGCCGCCGAGGCCGCCGCCTACAGCGGCAAGATCCAGACGATGCAGTACCGGGGGCTGACCGTCCCCGAGGAAGCCGCCCTGTTCCGCCTGCTCAACACGACCGAGAAGGTCACGCGTGTCGACCAGTTCCTGGTCTCCTGCGTCGAGCAGAACCCCGACGCCGTGCACCTGGCCGCCATCGTCGCCGAGTACGGCTGGGAGGTCTCCCCCAACACCGCCGAAGGCCGACTGACCGCCATCGGCAGCATGGAACGCGTGTACGCCATGGACCCCAACGCGGCCAAGGCCACCCTGCACGTGCTCACCAAGGCGTACGGCCGCCGCCCCGCCGCCGTCCAGGGCGCGCTGCTGGTCGGACTCGGCCGGATGTTCACCAAGTACGGCATCGACGCCATCGACCTGGAAGACCTGTCGCAGCGCCTCGCGAAGATCCCCGGCGGCCCCGACGCCCTGATCGGCAACGCCCGGGGCCAGAAGCTGACCCGCACCGGCGACCTCTCCACGCAGGTCGCCCGGATCGTCGTGGACCTCTACAACCAGCGCCGCCGGACCACCGCGCTGCCCCGCTGGGAATGACCGCCCGTCGCCGCCGCCGCCCCACGCCGCCCCCGCAGCCGCTGCCCTCGCAGCGGCCGGGGGCGGCCCCCACCGGCGTGTGGCTCGACCGGGGCGGCCAGGCCCAGAAGACCGGCGTCGTCTGGCTCAAGCGGCCGATGCCGAACGGTCAGTGGCCGCCGGACCAGCGGGCGCCCCGCGACGACTCGTTCTCCTGGCTGGTCCGCTCGCACTGCGGGCACGAGGGCGGGGGAAGGCTGTGGGCGTTCTACGACGAGAAGTACGCCGACCAGTATGGGGACATCTTCCGGGAGAACCCCTGCTTCTACACCCGCTGCCAAGATCGGAAACGACGCTAGGGGGTACGTCATGAATGCAGCGAGAGCCCGCCGACGCTGGCTGGCATGGTGCCGGTACGTGAACGCGACACAGACGCAGGCGAACCGCTCCCGGGGATGGGGCACCGACATCCACGCCGGGCAGGCCAAGGCGTATCAGGACTACACGTTTGCCGGACGCGCTGCCCCGCGCGGAGCCCGCCTCGTCTACTACCCGAGATGGGGTCACACCCGTGGCTAGCTGGGCGTGGCCGCACACCCCGAACAGCTCCTTCGCCCGAATCGTGCTGGCCGACGGCCCGTTCGCCGGGCAGGAGATCGGCTTCGTGCCGCCCGACACCGGCTCGCCCGCACAAGTCGTCTGGTCGGCCTGGCTGACCGGCGTCGGCTTCACCGCCTACCTGTACGAGTGGCATGGCGAGGTCACCACCGACCGGGGCCGGACGGATGCGCTGCTCTTTCGCGCCACCGGCCGTCGCCTGGCCGCCCTGGAGATGCCGCCGCTGCTCGGTGAAGACGTCGAGGTGTGGGCCGACGGCGCCGCCCTGATCGTCTCCGCCACCCAGGTCCCGGCCGAGATGATCTGGCCAGGGCTGTAGCCAAGATCCAAAACGAACGGAAAGGCCCCCTGGCATGACCAAGATGATCAAGGTGATCAACCGTTACGAAGCCGCTGTCCGCTGGGAACTCGCCCGCCAGATCGTCCGTGAATGCAAGAACTACGGGTTCCCCGTCACTCTCACCGATGTGGCCGAGGTCCACGCGGCCGAGCGCCAGTACGACAGGGCCACCCGCACCGCATGATCACCCTCCGGTACGCCACCCCCGAGGAGGAGCGCCCCGTCCACTGCGGCGCGAAGCGCTCCCCCCGGGGCGCCGTCGTGTGCGAGAAGCCCGCCTTCCACCGGCAGGGATGCAAGCTCGTCCCCGGCCACGCCTGCGCCGGACGCGGCAGGCGTGGCCAGTGGTACTTCTGGTTCTCCCCCTGGCCCTGGGACCGCTGCCGGTAGGCTGGCTCCCGTAGGAGGAGCCCATGACACGCCGCCCGAAGCGCCACGGAACCAGCAGCAACGACCACAGCCGTTCCCCCGAGGTACTGAACGCGCTGGAGCGCAAGAAGATCGAGCTTGACCCGCTGCTCGACGCCTGGGAGCAGCAGCCCAGCGAGACCCCCCGCGACTACGGCCTGTTCTGCATGTACCGAGACCACGGCAAGATCCGCACCATCGCGCAGATCGCCACCATGTCCCCGCTCACCTACGCGACCGTCGCCCGCATCGGCCGCATGAAGCGCTGGGTCGAACGTGCTGGCCTCTGGGACGCCGAGCAGGACCGCATCACCACCATTCGCCTCCAGGACGCCCGCGAGGACATGGCCCGCCGCCACGTCAAGGCCGCCGGGCTGCTGATGGACAAAGCCCTGGAGCGGCTGAAGTCGCTCAACCCGGACAAGATCAGCCCGCACGCCCTCATCCTCATGATCGACACCGCCGCGAGGATCGAACGCGCCGCGCTGGGCCTGGAGAAGGGCACCACCGCCCCGCAGACCTCCGTGACCGTCGCCGCCACCACGCAGACCGACGCCGCCGGGAAGCCGGAGATGCGCGTCGAGATCGGCGTGCAGCATGACAGGATCATGGCGTCTCTCGACCAGATGGTCTCCCGGATGAGCCCCGAGCAGTTGGCCGCCGGGTACGAGGAGCTGACCGCGAGCGCAGAGGAGGCGACTCGCGGGATTGACGCCGCCCTTCCTGCACCTCCTCCGCAGTGAAGGCGCTGGCGCGGCTGGGGGTCGCCCGCGTGCCGGGCGGCCGGGCGACCCCCGGTGACCGCATCCTTGCCATGATTGACTGGATGGCATTGTTCCTGCCGTCGGCTGTCCTCGTCGGCGAGATGATGCAGCCCGTTCTCGTCATCTCGATTGCGTAGTTTTCGATCATGAGCCTGTCCGCCGCCCAGAAGCTGGCGCTGCTCCCGGCCAAGCTGCGCCGCGCCTGGCTGGCCGCCCAGAAGCGCGAGACCCTGGAGGAGATCCAGAAGGGCGCCTGGTGGTGGGTCGGCCGCCCCGAGCAGTTCAAGCCCCCCGGTGACTGGCTTGTCTGGCTCATCCTGTCCGGCCGTGGCTGGGGCAAGACCCGCACCGGCGCCGAAGACCTCCTCGATCGCGTCTTCAAGCATCCCGTCGACATGGTGGGCCAGCGCACCGAGTGGCTGGTCATCGCCGAGACCCTGAACGATTGCCGCACCGCCTGCATTGAGGGCAACAGCGGCATCCTCAGCGTGCTCAGCCGCATGGGCATGGAGAAGGCCAAGGACTTCCGCTACTGGAAGTCGCCCAAGCTGATGATCGAATTCTCCAGCGGGCAGGTCATCTATTTCGAAGGCGCCGACAACGCCGACGTCGGCCGTGGCTACAACGCCGCCGGGCTCTGGGCCGACGAGCTGGCGAAGTGGCGCTACACCTGGAATGCCTGGTACGAGGGCATCCTCCCGTCGCTGCGCGCCCCGCTGATCGACGACCACCCCCGCGCCGTCATCACCACCACCCCGAAGCCGATCAAGCTGCTGATCGAGTGGAAGCACAAGACCGACGGCACGGTGGTCATCACCACCGGCTCGATCTTCGACAACATCGCCAACCTCTCCCGCCATGTGGTGGAAGAGCTGAAGAAGATCTACGAGGGCACCCGCGCCGGGTTGCAGGAGCTGTACGGCCACCTGATCGAGGAGGTCGAAGGCGCGCTGTGGCAGCGTCCCATGATCGAAAACAACCGCGTAAAGCCCGCTGACCTGCCCGAACTGAAGATGACCGTCGTCTCCATGGACCCCGGCGCCACCGGCGCAGGCGACGAGACCGGGCTGGTGGCCTGCGGGCGCGGCTACAACGGCGATGACTACCTGCTGGCCGACTGGACGAAGAAGATCGTCGGGCACGCCGCCGCCCGGCGCGGCTGGGAGATGTTCATCCAGTACGACGCGACCTGGTTCATCGTCGAGACGAACATGGGCAAGAAGTGGCTGATCCAGGTGGTGCAGGACGCGTACGCCGAGATGCAGAAGGAGCATGCGCCCGGCTGCGATGGCGAGGACTGCGAAGGCTGCCTGCTCCCGCCCGGCCCGGCCCCGATCAAGGAGGTGACCTCCCTGGCCGGGAAGAAGCTGCGCGCCGAACCGGTCGCCTCCCGCTACGAGCAGAACCGCTGGCATCACGCCGGTACGTTCATCGAGCTGGAGGACCAGCTCTGCACGTGGGTGCCCGAGGATGCGAAGAGCCCGGACCGGATCGACGCCCTCGTGCAGGCCGGTCTGTTCCTGATGGGCAAGGAGAACAAGCTGGTCCGCGTCGCCGCCCCCGCCGACATGCTGATGCCGGTCAGCTCTCCGTACGGGTAGGCTGCGGCCATCGAATCGGCCGGGACTACCGCCCCGGATCGGTCTGTGGGATGAATCGCGGCAGTGCCGCGACACTTAAGACGGCCGGACTACCCCGCATCGCCAGGGGCTCCGGCCGTTCCCATGTCCGGACACGCTAAAGGCCCGGCCCCACGGGGGATGGGCTGGGCCTTTAGCTGGCAGGCTTGCGCTCTTCTGTCCGGCTCCTCAGGGGCATCCCCTGCGGGTTGCGGCTGCCCCGGTGCACTCGGGGGAGGCTGCCGGTCACCACCGGGAGACCCGAACCGGGCCCTGCCATCAGCGCTTCGACGCTACACCCCGGCGCCCGCGCCGCCTGCCGCGAAGGCGTGCCATCCGCTTGCGCCGCACCTCCGCCAGCTCGGTGATCAGGTCAGACAGGGCCCCGCTGTCCAGCGTGGGGAAGGTGGCGATGGTGCGCACACGCTCGGCGTACGGCAGCTCGGAGGTGCACAGGTCCCTGGCGTACTGCACCTGCTCCCGCGAGGGCGGCTGCGCCCACGAGTTGATCTGCGGGGGTACGAATGCTTCCTGTTCCATCTCCAGCGTCTCCATCGCTGACCTCCGCCTTTCCCGGGGGTTTCTCTCTCTCAAGAGTGACAGAAAATCAGCACAAGGCAAGCCGAAAAGGGCTCCTCGTCCGCCGGGGGTTGACGGCCCTGGACTCCCTCCGTATGCTGGAAGCTGACAGACCGACAAGGAGGGTGTTTCAGATGCGGCGGATAGCGGTCAGTGAACTGCACAAGGACTCCCAGGTGATTCTCAAGAGCGGCACCTACACCGTGACCGCCGAGCCGATCAACACCGGCAACTCGTCCATCGTGAAGCTCGACGGCCTGGGTATCCGGGACTGGGCGAACGCCAAGACCGTTAAGGTCGCCTGATGGACCCCGGAATCGCCGACGCCATCAACCGCCGCACAGCGCAGGCCGTCGCCGCCCGCATGGACGGCATCGACGTCGGCCTGGACATCCGCTTCCCCGAGGTCGGCAGCCCCTGGTACCACGGGAGTATGGCCGCCACGATCATGGGTGAGAACCCTGACGCGGGACCCCAGGATCTGCGCTGGCTCGTCAGCGCTCTCGGCCTCGCCACGTGGGGCACGGGTTTCGACGGCACCCCTGCCGACGCCGACTGGGACAACCTGTATTCCCACCTACGGGCCGAGGTTGTGGCCCGCAGGGATCGTGACCCGGAAATCCCCTGCGTTGCGGCGTCGACCGCTGTGGCGTCTGGTGTGTAGGGTCATGAGATACAGGAGGGGACCGGGGAAGGCCTTAGCCTCCTTGGTCTGTCAACCCGGACGGTTGCCCCCGCCGCCGTCCGGGAGGTGAGGCCACCCGGTCCCCTCCGCACCGCCCGACACACTCTCCGAGGAGAACCCCTGTGGACCTGACCCTGCACGTCGCGGACGAGAACGGCCTCATCAACCTGGGCGGCATCGTCCCGCCCGGCGCGCACTACACCGCCGCCCGCAACGAGAACACCGGCGTCGTCCGCCTCGTCCCGGTGAAGGTCGCCACGACCGTCGTGCAGGCCCCCGACCCCGTCCAGGCGAACAGCCCGGACACGCAGCCCTGGGCCTGACCCAAGACCCCCGCCCCGGACCGTCGTGTGGGCTGCAACCCCGTAGTGTCACCCGCCTTTGCAGAGGTGCGACCTGGGCGAGACTTCGGTCTCAGTAGCAGGAGGAGTGTCGAGCGGCCCGGGGCGGGCCAATACCAGCAAACGCCCGTGAGCTAGTTGTGCACGCCAGTCGTGGCGTTGACGGAGACAAAAACCGGGCAAGCAGGGAAGAGCCGGGACGACGGTAACGGTGACGACCTGATGCACGAAGCCTGGTGGTGGCTGCTGTAGGGCAGTAAGCGCCGTCAGGCCCTGGGGAGATAGCTCAGCAGGCAGAGCGCACCTCGCTTAGAGGTCAGCCGGACTACCGAGCCGGTAAGAGGTCGCAGGTTCAAGTCCTGCTCTCCCCTCGAAACCGCAAGGGCTTGAAAGCTGAGAAGGTCGGCGATCAGCACCGGGTTTATGCCGGAGGTTCGCGGGTTCGAATCCCGTCAAGTCCACGCGAAGGAACGCCAGGTGTCGTCCCGCCCCTCTGGGGGCTCGGTCGGCTGCTCAGCCTGGAGTCAACCGACGCCGCCGGAACGAGCACCCGGCGGGCCCTGTAGCTCAGCGGATAGAGCACCCGCCCCTGGCGGGAGGTCGGCGGTTCGAACCCGTCCAGGACCACGTAAGCAAGGCGACGTAGCTCAGACAGGACAGAGCACCCTCGGTCGAAGAATGCCGTGCGCACGGCACGACGCGACCCCCGGCCGGTACAGCCGGTGCTCAGAGGGAGGAGTGGCCCGAAGGATCACCCAGGTCCGCGCCCGGCAGGATCAGCCGGGAGTCGGATGGGACCGAGCCAGAGGACCCCGGAGGTTCAAATCCTCCCGTCGCCACGCAGCATTCGCCCACCAACCAGGAGGTCCCGTGCGCACCAAGCTCAAGGCCGCACTGCTCACCCTCGCCGCCTCGGTGAGTCTGCTCAGCGTCGCCGCCCCCGCCCAGGCCGCCCTCACCGATTGCCCCCTCGGCAGCTTCTGCCTCTGGACCGCAACCAACTACAGCGGCTCCCGCTTCCAGTACTCCAAGGCCACCTTCGACGCCCACTACCGCCACGGCATCGAGTTCGGCTCCGGCGTCTCCAACCGGGGCTACTCGTTCTACAACCACACCACCGTCGCCATCAACATCTACGACTCCGGCGACTGCTCCTACAGTCCCTGGACGCGGACCATGGCCAGCGGCCAGTACGCGACCGCTCAGGGTTCCGACTGGGGCGGCCGGGTGTCCTCCGCGCAGATCAAGGCATACGCTCCTGCCTGCTGAAGACACCCCCACAAGGGGAAACGGCGCACACGCTGCGCCTGGTAACAGGAACCGGTAATCAGCCGCAAAGGGGACGCGTACCCGATCGGTGAAGAACCGTAGTACCGCCGTGAGGCTGGAAGGCAACAGCGCCGGGCGAGAGCGCGGAGGCCGGGGTTCAAGTCCCCGCACGGCACGCAGGGATGCACACGTGGAAGCGGAAGGCGACGGCCCTACCTACGGCCTGCGTGTGCTGTCACCCTCCCCGGTGTCTACCAGACGTGGACTGGGGAGGAGGCGGGTCGTCAGTAGGCATCTGGAGCTGTCCCCGTGGCCACGGCGCGGCAGCGTCTACTGACGACCTACCCTAGAAACCCTGGAGGAGGGCACTATGGGCACCAAAAAGCCCGCAAAAAACGTCAAGAATCTGATAGCGGCGGCGGAGGCGAACAAGGCCGTCAAGGCTGCCGCGCCGCGCCGCGCCGCGAAGGAGATGCGCCTGCGGGGGAAGAAGCACAAGACCGCGCCGACGCACGTGCTGACCCTCATCGCGAAGGCCGTGAACCGGCAGAAGGGAAAGTCGTGACCGTCACCGCTGAAGCGCCCGCCCGGTACGTGAAGCTGGCCCCGAAGAACATCGTCAAGGTCGGTGCGCTCGCGGGCACCGACACCCCTCACAAGCACGCCGGTGACGCCTGGACCGGGTCGTCGTGCATGGCCTGCTTCGGCTGGAGCGACGACCCCCGGCATCTGGCCCGCGTCCCGCGTGCCCGGCGCGCCAGGGTGGTGGCGGCATGATCCGGGTGCCGGACCCGGGGAAGATCGGGCAGGCGCTCGGCGAGGTCCGCAGGATGCTCGCGATTCCCCGGCGGCAGGCGGCCCGGCAGATCGCCGAGGCGGTCGGCCGGTCGGAGACCAGCGTCAACTCGCAGCTGTGGGGCTGGGAGAACGGGCAGCACCAGCCGGACCTGGGATCGATCGTGCCTGTCCTCGATGTCCTCGAATATGATCTTGCCCTGGTGGAGCGGCCCGATGGCCCCCGCTCGTGGCCTCGTCTCGAAGACCCGCCCGCCGATGTGCTGAAGGTGCGCGGCGCCGACGGCACCCTCTGGGTCAGGATGGAAGCGGAAGGCCGCTACTGGTCCGCCAGGGGCTGGGAGGATGGCGTGAGCTGGTCTCAGGTCCTGTACTGGGGCCCCGTCACGGAGGTGCGGTAGAGATGCCCGACAACGCGTATGACCCGCCCAGGTGGGAGCCCGACGACCGTGGCCCTCTGGCCCTTGCCGAGGCTGTCGGTCAGTCCCTCGGGGCGGCGAGCATGTGCTGGGTCGGCGGGACCGGCCAGCTCGAATTCGACAGCGTCCGCTGTGTCGAGATCAACGACTGGCTGATGGCGTACCTCGCCGACTGGGGCGACAAGATCCGCCGGGAGGCGAACGAGGCCACCAGCGCCAAGCTCGTCGCGAAGGAACGCTGGCAGTGAGCGGCATCTTCAAGGAAAGCCCCTGGCAGAACATTCCGCTGTACGAGCCCGTTGCCGTGCAGGCGGGCAAGCACTATGAGGTGGGTATCGACACGGAGACGGGAAAGCCGTATGTGCGGGAGGCGGCGCAGGGTCTCGTGTTTCCGAGCAACGGCACGATCCATGGGCTGCTGATGATGGAGCCGCCTGCTGGCGCGGCGGCCGTCTATCACGCCTCCCGAAAGGTTACTGACCAGTACGAGTGCCAGGATTCCCGGGAAAACACCCCCGAGAATCCGGCAAACTAGCACCAAAGGCCCGACGGCAAGTGGATCGAGCGCGTCGCCCCGCGCACCGTCGCCAGGCAAAGCGGCCCCGCCGAGGGGACGCGAGGGGGTCCGAATCCCCCGAGGGCCACGATCCCGAGCGCCCTGGGACTACGCGCCCCTCGGGATGTGTCACCCCCTGCCGATTCGGCCGCAGAGCGCGGCCCGCCGAGGCTCACGGGCGCCGGAGCGACGTCGAATGCGGAACGTCTACGGCAGGGGCTCAAGGCGGGGTGGCGCGCACCAGGCGAGCGCGGCCCACAGAAGGGTGACGAGGCAGGTTCGAGTCCTGCCCCCGCCACAAGTTACCGGCCAGTACGGACGCGAAGAGTTTGCAGCTCAATACCGGATACAGACCAGAACCGTCCATCCCTGATGGACGGTAAACGGCCCGTCATGTACGCTGAGGACCGACAGACACCGCCAGGAGGAGACCTTCATGCAGTACGCAGACCCGTCCGTCGACTGGACCGAATGGTTCCAGGACAACATCGACCGGGACGACGCCGCCAAGCTGGCCGCGCTTCGCGAGTACATCTTCGAAGCCGCCGGGCACTGGGTCAGCAACGGGGAAATCACCCACACCTGGGCCGACAAGAAGCTGGCCAAGCTCGGCATCACCACGAGGATCGAGAAGGAGCAGGTCTACGACCTTGCCGCCCCCATCGCCGCCCAGATGGAACTGCGTGTCTACGCCCGCAACCGGGTCGAGGCCCTGGAGAAGGCCAAGGAGCGGCTGAACGGCATGGGCGCCGGAATGGCCGCCAAGGTCACCATGGCCGGGGACGTTGCATTCACCAGCGGCCCCGAGGACCACGACCCGAACGTCGTCGACCCGGACGCCCCGCAGACCGTGTTCGCCACCCTGGCGATGTTCCGCGAGATCGTCATGCTCGGCCACATCGCCGGGCCGAAGTTCTGCTCGGTCGGCGCCAACCGGGTTCTCGCCCAGTTCGGTCTCGCGCCGATCCCGGAGGCCAAGGAGTTCGTCGTCACCCGCCCGGTGGTCGCCACGGCCCGCACTGTCGTGTCGGCGTACGACGAGGCCAGCGCCGAGCGGGTCGCCGACTGGCGCTGGGACGACGGGCAGACCGGCTACGAGATCTACGACACCGTGTCGTCCGGCGATGCGGTTGTCGAGCCGCACCGCTTCCAGCCCCCCGCCGTCTGACCGAACTTCCGGCGGGTCATGGCCAGCGGATGGAGCCCTCCGCCCCGCCGGAAGCTACAGCCCCGTTGCCTGATGGGCAGCGGGGCTGTATGCTGCCAGCAGACAGACACCAGGGAGGGACCCCGTGAACACCGTCATCCACAACCTGATCCTCCGGCTCACCCGCCGCGCCCGCCTCGTCATCTACCCCGGCGACATCACCACCATCAACGCCGACGCCATCGTGAACGCCGCCAAGCCGTCCCTCATGGGCGGCGGCGGAGTTGACGGGGCGATCCACCGCGCGGGCGGCCCCGACATCCTGGCCGAATGCCGCGCCTTGCGTATCGCCTACCCGGACGGCCTGCCTGTCGGCCGCGCTGTCCGCACCACCGCCGGGCGGCTGCTGGCGGACCACGTGATCCACACCGTCGGCCCGGACCGGCGCATCGGCCAGACCGACCCGGCCCTGCTCGCCGACTGCTACCGGAACAGCCTCAAGGTCGCCGACAAGCTGAAGGCCCGGACCGTCGCCTTCCCGCTGATCTCCTCCGGCGTGTACGGCTGGGACACCGACGACGCCCTGCGGATCGCCATCGCCGCGATCACCGACGCCCGCACCCGCGTGAGGACCGTCGGGCTGGTCCTGTTCGACGACGCCACCATGCGCGCCGCGAAGACGATCGTGACCGAGGCCGGACGATGAAACTCACGATCATCTTCGACGTGCCGGACGGGGAAGGGGACCAGTACGCGGACGTTCTCCAGCGCCTGATCGCCGCCTCCCGCCGCGACCCCGACGAGCACAGGCGCTTCTGGGTGTTTCACCAGGCCTTGCGCCCCGTCGGAGCCGTCGTGATCGAAGACGGCGGGAAGCTGACCGAAGCCGCCCAGGCTGCCCGCAGGGAAGTCGACCAGGAACACCCGTGGATCCCGGGGGCAGCGTTCAACATCGACGACCGGCTCAAGCCCGCCCTGCTCGCGCTCCTCGACACCCTGATCACCGACTGACCGACCGCTAGGCACTCACACCCTGAGCCGGGCTGACCACCTACGATGGTGGCCATGCCCGGCTCTTCCTTGCTGTACGCCGTCTATCTGCTCGCGTTCGCGCGCCTCGTCCTGCTGTGCACCTCCGACATGATCACCGCGCGGCCCCGCGACACGTTCGTGACCGCCCTCAAGGAACGCGGGCACGACATGCTCGCCTACCTGTTCCTTTGCCCCTGGTGTCTCTCCATCTGGCTGGCCATCCCCGCCGCCCCGATCATCTACGCTTACGGCCAGTCGCCATGGCTGTTCGTGCCCGCCCTCGGGCTGGCCCTTTCTGCCGCCGCTGGCGCGCTCGCACGTGTGAAGGGGTGACAGGGTGGGGCTGCTGACCGGCAAGCGCAAGGTCGTACCAGCAGGAGGGGCTGACGGCCCCGGCACCCGCACTATGGCGCTCACCGCAGCCGCCGTCCCGATCAACCTGGGCGACGCCGCGTCATGGCAGATGTTCAAGCTCGGCGACCACCGCTGGCAGTGGGAGGCGTGGCGCCACTACGACATCTGCGGGGAGATGCGCTTCGTCGTCAACTGGATCGGCAACGCCGTCTCCCGCTGCCGCATGTACGCCGCCGACGTCTCCGAGGACGGCACCGTAGGCGACGAGACCACCGACCCGCAGGCCAAGCTCATCGGCGAGACAATGTTCGGCACGCCCGCCTCGAAGGCGCAGGCCCAGCGTGCGATGGGCATCAACATGATGGTCGCCGGGGACGTGTTCATCGTCGCCGAGGGCTATCAGCAGACCGGCCAGGACGGCACCCCCGACCAGGACAAGTGGTACGTGTGCTCCTCGTCGGAGGTGTTCCGGCGCGGCGACGACATCATGGTCAAGCGGTCGATCACACACGGCGGCGGCACGTACAAGCTGGACTCGGCGAAAGACCTGCTGATTCGCGCCTGGAATCCGCACCCGCGCCGTCACGACGCCGCCGACTCCACGGTCCGGGCGATCCTGCCGGTGCTGCGGGAGCTGGAGCAGTGCACGAAGCGGGTGTTCGCCGAGCTGGACTCGCGTCTGGCCGGTGCCGGAATTTTGTTGCTGCCCGACAACATCGACTTCCCGAGGCCGCCGCAGGAGAACCCCGGTGACCCGGTGCCGACGGGTATCCAGGGGTTCGCGCAGGTCCTCCAGCGCACCATGGCCACCTCGCTCCAGCAGCGCGACTCCGCTGCCGCTCTGGTGCCGTTGCTGTTGCAGGTGGCGCCGGAAGCCCTCGACAAGATCAAGCATCTGACGTTCGACTCGCAGCTCAGCGACAAGATCATCGACATGCGCCGGGCCGCCGTCGAACGCATGGCCATGTCCCTGGACATCCCGCCCGAGGTCTTGACCGGCATGGGCGGCAGCAACCACTGGTCGTCGTGGCAGATCGAAGAGTCCTCGATCAAGATCCACATCGAGCCGCTGCTGATCCAGCTCGCCGACGCCCTCAACATCGGCTACTACCAGCCCGCCCTCAAGGCCGCAGGCGTCAAGAACCCCGAGAAGAAGACCCTCTGGTTCGACATCGCCGCGCTCACCGTCCGGCCCAACCGGTCCGAGCAGGCCATGCAGTTCGCCGAGAAGGAATTCATCTCCGCCAAGGCCGCCCGCGACAACGCCGCCTTCTCCGACGACGACGCGCCGGACAAGAAGGAGTTGCAGTACAACCTCGTCAAGGCGCTGGTGCTGGCCAACCCCGCCTACGCCACCGACCCCGAGGTGCAGAAGATCCTCAACCTGCCCGCCATCCAGGCCCAGGGCCCCGCTGCCGCCCCCGGCGCAGGCGACCTGATGCCCGGTGACCCCGGCTACGACGAGGCCGGGAGCGAGCCCGCCGACGTCGGCGCCCGTGGCCTGCCGCAGTTCCCGTCCGTCGAAGACGCCGAAGCCGGGAAGGTCCCGCCGAAGGGCCGCCAGAAGCTCGGCCAGCTCGCCGCGTCCGTCGGCACCCTCGAAGGGACACCGCTGTTCTACGCCGCCGACAGCGCCGTGCGCCGCGCCCTGGAGCTGGCCGGTGGCCGCCTGGTGCCCGGCCCGCAGCGCGCCCGCTACCCGGTGCCGAAGCACGAGTTGCATACCCGTGTGGCGGCATCGGCTACGCAGGTGCCCAGCCTCCTGGCGGGTGCGTGGTCGCATGTGCGAGAGCAGGCCCCCGCTCTCGGGGTCGATCCCGACGCCTTGGAAAGCGTGCTCGGCGGGTACTGCACGGAGCTGCTGACGCGGGGCGTGGCGCATGAGCCGGGCCTGCTGAGTTCGATGCTGCATCACACTCGGGGCGACCTCGCGCCATGATCGAAAATGACGTGAAGATGCGCCGCTGGCTGATGCCCGGCGGCGGCTACCCGTGGCACGACAGCGGCGGAGTTCCGTGCGTTCCTGGAACGGGGTGGAATCATGTGGAACGAAGTGGAACGGCATGGAACGCCACCCCCCTCGGTTATTACCCGTCAGTACGAGTGCCAGGAAACAGCAGCTCAATACCGGGCTCGGGGGACAAAACGGATGAAGGATGGCTCGCAGTAGTCGCCGTGCTGGCGCTCTGCTTGATCACCAGCGGCGCCACCCTCATCCTCATCGGCTGGTACGGGCCATGAACTGGACCCGCGAAGACTTCGAGAAAGACCGCCTGCGGTACGAGACGGCCCTGGCCGCCCTCCTCGAAAGCGGGCTCTCCGAAGAGCATGCCCTCGTCCGCCGTCAACGCCGCCGCATCGCCGTCGTCGACCGCGTACTCACCGACCCCGCCTTCGGCATGGTCCAGCCTGAAACCGAGGAGCAGCCGTGACCCAGCCCGTCACCCTGCCTACCGCGACCGCACAGCAGCAGGCCGCCGTGGAGGTCTTCGCCCAGTACGAGCCGCCCCTGTATGAGGCGTACCTGGAGATGATGCTGGAGTGGCTGGCCGCCGTGAAGACGGCCATGTTCACCGGCGGCGTCGTCTCCCTCGGGCTCGTCCCCGACCCGATGACGGTCTTCTCCCAGACCCCGAAGTGGAACGCCCTCACCGAGAAGTACAGCGAGCAGGTCGCCCGGGAGGTCCTGGCCGCCCCGTACCGGGACCTGTTCGCCGACGGCACGCTCTTCGAGTCACGGCCGTTCGTCCGGAACTGGATCGCCGCCCGCGCCAACCGGCTCCAGCAGGTCCCCAACGAGGTTTTCGGCGCCGTCACCCACATCGTCGACTCCGCCACCACCAACGGAGCCTCAATCCCCGACGTGCAATCCCAGATCGAACAGCTGTTCGGCGACACCGGCGTGCAGCAGTGGAAGAACCGGGCCCGCACCGTTGCACGAACAGAGGTCGTCGGCGCCTACAACGGCGGGCTGTACGACGCGTTCTCGATGATCGTCGACAACGACCCGGACACCGACTGGGTGAAGCGCTGGCTCGCCACCGAGGATCACCGCACCCGCCCCGACCACCGCGAGGCTGACGGCCAGGTGGTGCCCTTTTCGCAGCCGTTCATCATCGGCGGGGAACAGGACGCCACCGGGCAGATCGTCGGCGGCTTCCAGATGATGTACCCGCACGACCCGGAAGGGCCGCCGCACGAGGTCATCAACTGCCGCTGCACCATGCTGCTGGAGATCAAAAACGAGCCGACGGAGATGGGTAACCGCCAGTTCCTCAACGCCTCCGGCACCACCCTCATGCAGTCCGTCTGCGACCACGGGCAGTTCTGCATGCAGACCCACAAGCCCGGCCTCTGCAAGGGCCAGAAGCGCGGCCAGTCCGAACCCGGCACCCAGGACGCCGCCCAGGCCAACCCCGTCCGCAAGGCCCAGGTCGCGCAGAAGGGCCTCACCGACGCCATCGCCCAGGCGCAGGCCGTCGCCGCCGTCGAGAAGACCCGCAACCCGCGCCTGGCCGCCGCCGCCAAGAAGGCCGTCGCCGCCTACGTGAAAGCGCTCCGGCCGCACGAGCAGACACTGAAGGAAGCCGCCCGCGACAACGACAAGGCGAAGCGCACCGGTGAGCAGGACACCCGGCAGCAGGACGCCATCGACAAGCGGGGCCAGAAGAAGCGGGAGACGCTGAAGAAGCACGCCCAGGCCATCGTCGACCGGCGCCGTCGGCAGGCCGAGGAGACCGCGAAGATCGCCAAGATGTCGAAGAAGCAGGCCGCCGCGTACCGCAAGACCCGGGCGGAGAAGACCCGCCGCCAGCGCGAAGCCCGCGAGAACAAGGTCATCAAGCAGGCGAACAGCTCCTGAGCGGTATCCTGCCTCCCGACGCCACCGAGATGGTGGCGAACCCCGAGATGGGAGACGGCGAGATGCCTGCTGAAACGATCTACAGCAACACAGGAGTCGACGTTCGGGTGAGCTGGGGGGGCGAGGGCCAGGAGACGGTCCAGATCGTCACCCAGGCCGCCCGCCGCGACGGCGTGGAAGACCCGACCGCCCGGATGATCAGCATCGTCAACGACTGGCTGAAGGGCGCTGGCGAGCCGACGATCGATCTGGCCAAGCTGAAGGAAGCCCTGCCGTACGAGCCCAGCTTCGACGGCTGGTGGATGACCCTGGATGACTGGGGCTCGCTCAACCGGCTGATCAAGGTGCTCCAGCGCGCCCGGGACCGCTCGTTCGGTGCGCCTGGCTGACGCAGAAAAAGGAGCCCTCACCCTTTCCGGGTGGGGGCTCTTTTGTGTCGGTGCGCCGCATGCTTCATGATCAAAAATAATCGCTATGATCCCTGGCATGACGACGACGCTCGGGAGCCTGTTCAAGGGCGGCGGGGTCTATGTCGCCCCCGTCGCCCCCGTCGACCCCGCCACGTACGCCATCGTCACCGGCCAGCCCGCCCCCGACCTGGCCGACGCAATCGCCACGGTCGCCCTGCTGGCCAGCGCTCACGCCCCCAGCCTCGGCTCCCTGTCGCACATCGTCGCGAGCGTCCAGGGATGGGCCAACCAGGATGATGACGCCCACGACACCTGCGACTGGGATTCCCTGGTCGCCTGCCGTAACCCGCTGCACCCGGGCCCCTGCAAAGGCTGGAAAGGCACCCTCCACTCCGTCGCCCCCGGCACCTACTACCAGGTAGAAGCCGCCCGCGTCGCGAAGGCCAACACCCGGCGCGTCCAGAAGATCGCCGACCTCAAGGCGCAGGGCAAGCCGATCCCCCGCCGCCTGCTGGACGAGATCAAGCCGAAGGCCGCCCCGGGCCACCCGGCCCACGGCGCGCAGCCCGTCCCCCTCGGTCAGGTCAACCAGAAGGCCGACCTTGCAGGCGGTCAGGCCCACGCCGCCGGTCAGGCCGTGTCCAAGGCCGCTGGTGTCCAGGTCAACACGCCCGGCCCGCTGCCGCTCGGCCCGAAGGGCAAGAAGCCCACCATCGCCGGTCGCGGCCCCGCGTTCGTCATTACCCAGCCCAAGGTCACCGACACCTACAAGCTGGGCAAGGCCGACAAGCTCACCCCGCAGGAGTGGAACGACCTCTCCGACGCCGACAAGAAGACCATCCGCGACGAGCTGGAGGCCATCAAGCAGCGCGGCTTCGGCCCGCAGCAGAAGAAGGCCGACGAGCTGCTGGCCCGCCTCCCCGAGAAGGGCCTGGCGCCGGGCACCCCGAACACGGTCACCACCCCCAAGGGCAACGTCCACCAGGCCATCAATCCGGCCCCCGGGAAGGTCAGCCTGGGCACCGCAACCAAGACGGCAGGAACGGCCCCCAGCGCCCCCAGGGCGGCCCCCAGCGCCCCCGCCGCGCCCAGCGCACCCAAGCCCACCGCCACGGCCCCCACGCCCGGCACAGCGGTCACCACGATGACGCCCGTCGGCGTCGCCGGGAAGATCCGCAAGGACGGCCACGCCGACATCATCCTGGGCGGCAAGAAGGTCCGGACCGGTTTCGCCAGCAGCAGCCACCCGGGCAAGCTGACCATGGCCCCCGGCGGCCACTACGTCGTCACCGAGGCCGACGGCACCAAGCACACCCTCGCCAAGGGCCAGCACGTCCAGGTGGCCACCGACAGCGGCGCCCCCGCGACGCCGCAGGTGGCCCCGGCCCCGACGCCCGCCACCCCCAGGGCGCTGTCCCCCGACGCCCAGAACGCCCGCGCTGTCGCCGGTCGCGGCCTCGGCCGTCCCACCTCCAAGGCGCACCTCGACGCCTACGGCAAGCTGTCCAAGGCCGACTTCGACTCCCTCGACGCCACCACGCAGAAGACGATCCGCGACGACCTGGCCAACGCGAAGGCGAAGTTCCTCGACCCGGCGAAGAAGCAGGCCGCGCAGGATGTCCTCGACCGCCTCGGCGCCAAGCACCCCGCGACCGCCCCGACGCACCCGTCCGGCGCGAAGGGCTACAGCGACCCGCAGAACGAGGCCGTCAAGGCGACCAGCTCCGGTCTCATCTCCACCGACGACGTACTGAAGACCGTCGGCCGCCTCTCCCCCAACGCCGTCAAGGGCCTCTCCGACGACGACCGCAAGCGCCTCCTCGGCCGCCTTGCATTCGTCGCCACCCACCCGAAGGCCACCCCCGACCAGAAGGCGAAGGCCGCCGCGTACGGGCGAATCATCAACAGCGGCAGCCCCGACGCGAAGACCCTCACCCTCGACCACGAGCCGTCACTGGGGGAGCTGCACGCCCACGAGGAGAAGGCCGCCGCCGTCAAGGGTCAGGCCAGCGCCGCGAAGGTGACGACCGCCCTGGACGCCGCCGACGCGAAGATCCCGGGCGCCGGACCCGGCGCCCGGATCAAGGCGCTCAACGGCCTCGACAAGGCGCAGTTCGACAGCCTCAAGCCCGACCAGCAGCGGAAGATCACCGATGCGCTCCAGGAGCTGCATCACGCGAACGCGGGATACGGCAAGACCCGCACCGACGACGACCAGGTCGCCGAGGACGCCCTGGCGCGGTACACCGGCCAGCACCCGGCCGTGCACCGCGCCGTTCAGGCCGAAGCCGACTTCCGGGCGGGCCGGATCACCCCCGACGAGCTGCACAGCGAGATCCTGCACGCCCGCGTCCAGCTCCCCGTCGGCCAGAGCGCCGCCCGCGCCAAGCTCCAGCAGGAAGAGCAGCGGATCGCCGAGGACAACGCGACCCTGCCGACCTGGCTGCGCGCCTCCTTGATCGAAAACAAGTACTCCAGTGTGCGTGGCAATCCGTACGACGTGATCGCCCAGCTCTCCATGAAGCACATGTGGGGGCCCGCCCCCCGGATGAGTTCGGGGGACTTCCGGTTCATCTTCAACTCCGCCGACGCGAACCTGGCGAACACCCACCCCATCCACGTCGAAGCGATCAAGGATTTCCGCGAGAACATCGTCAGCACGGGCCTCGACTCCGCCAGCCCCTGGTCCACCGCGACCAAGGGCCAGCTCGTCGACTCCCTGCTGAGCAGCGGCTACGCCCCCAGCCCGGTCGTCACCGACGACCGGATGAAGATGTTCCACGACCTCACCCCGGCCACCCAGATGAAGGTCCGCACCGCCCTGGCCGACCGGATCCTGGCCCAGACGCACCCGCGCGCGAAGGCCGCCACCGACATCACCCTGCGGCAGTTGCAGGGCCACCCGTACCAGGGCCATCAGCTCGACGCTGCCCTGGCCGCTGCCGACGCGTCCCTGCGGAGCACCAACTACGACACCTACCGCAAGCTGGCGCCGTCGGAATACCAGGGCCTCTCCCCGATCATTCAGGGGGCCATCGATGACCAGCTCGACCACTACCAGCGCCGGGCCGAGGGCCACGGCCAGGTCGTCAACTTCGGTCTCCAGAGCAACGCGCTGAAGGAGTTCCCCGCCGCCCTCAAGGCGCAGCTCAACGGGACCCGCGAGCAGCACCTCGGACGCGCCGAGCGCAACGCCTCCGACGTGGCGAACTACGGCACGAAGATCGTGCTGCCCGAGTACCGCGTGGACGTCTACAGCGGCCTGTCCATCGCCGCCTTCCGGAAGATGTCGACGCACACCCAGGACAAGGTCCACGCCGACCTCGACACGATCGGAAACGACAGCGGGAACCCGCTTGGCCTGCGATACCGCGCGCTGCGCGCCAAGGACATCGACCTGGGCGACGCCCCCGGGCTCAACGCCAACCAGATCGCCGCCATCGCCAGCGTCAACCCGACCAACCCCACCAGCGACAGCAACGCCCACGCCGCCCTCGCCCTCCTCGACAAGGCCGACTACGACAAGCTGAACACGACCTACCGTGAGGCCGTCGACCAGCGGGTCCAGGGCCTGTCCGACCCGATGCAGCAGCAAGCGCTGACGGTCAAGTTCCACCCCAACACCCCGGCCGCGTCCACCCCCGCCGGGATCAACCCGACCAAGCCCGCGACCGTGCAACCGCACGTGCAGGACGCCCTGGACACCATCTACGGCGTCCACCCGAAGTCGCACACCATGGCGCACCAGCTCAAGACGTACGGCTCGCTGCGCGGCTCCGACTTCGGCCAGCTCAACCCGCAGGAACAGTCGCACCTGCTGTCCGACCTGTCGTTCATCGAGACCACCGCGAAGGGCCCGTCGGCCGCCAAGGCGAAGCTGCTCATCGACCGGTTCACCCCGGCCGGTACCCCGCCCGGCCAGATCCCGCCGCAGCCGATCATCCCCCCGGCCAACGCCATCCCCGGCCAGGTCCGCTACGCCACCCCGCTCAAGGGGCTGGAGATGTCGAAGAACCCCGGCGTCTCCGGCGACCAGTGGATCACCACCTCGTCCGGCCGCCGCGTCTGGGGCAAGTACGGCGCGTCCGGCATGCTGATCAGGCACGTCGACCCGAACACCGGCGAAGAGCGCTACCTGATGGTGCAGCGCGGTCCCGCCATCTCCGACCCCGGCATGTGGACGTTCCCCGGCGGCGCCAGCGAGTCGAAGGAGACCCCGCACGAAGGCGCCACCCGCGAGACGATCGAGGAGCTGGGCCTCAAGGACGACCAGTTCAAGGACGCCCAGGTCCACGGCGACTTCACCTACTCGATCCCGAACAGCACGTGGAAGTACACGTCGGTTGCCGTCCAGGTGCCCAGCCAGTTCCAGCCGAACCTGTCGACCGCCCACGCCCGCGCCGAGACGTCCGACGCGAAGTGGATGACGATCGACGAGATCCGCGCGCTCGACCGGTCCGGCAAGCTGCACGGCCCGATCGCCAACGGCCTGCTGGAGAAGAACGTCATCAGCCTGTACCCGGCCGCCGGGGCACCGGCCGGTACGACCCTGGGCCAGGCTGTCCGGCCCGGCCCGGTCACTAAGCGGCAGGGCCGCCTCGGCTTGCCGCACGGTGGCCGTCAGGCGCCCGCCTCGTTCAACGCCTGGCCGCACGCGCACAAGCCGTCCACGGGCAAGAACCTCGTCGGCGACATGGCGTCCATCAACAAGCTGCGGCAGGACGTCAAGCAGGCCCGCACCGCCTACGACGGCAAGACCGGCGACGGCCGCCTGGCCGCCATCGGTGCGATGCAGGGCTACGACGACACCCCGACGGTCGCCAGCCGCGCCGAGGTCGACCGGCTCCTGGCGACCGGCGACTACATCGAGGCGTGGCGCGGCGTCAACCGGGGCAGCGGCAAGAGCGCGGCCCAGATCAACGAGGACTTCCGCTCGGGCCCGGCCTGGTACGGGCGGGGGATCTTCGGCAACGGCTACTACCTGGCCACCCAGAAGACCGTCGCCCAGAAGTACTCGGACCACTCGAAGAACAGCCTCGTCCGGATCTTGATCCCGAAGAGTGCCGTGACCGAGCACTACAGGAAGGTCCAGGGGGAGGCCCGCGCCAACTCGTCCAGCCAGTCGAAGGCGAAGGGCAAGTACGAGGACGGCACGTTGTACGACGCTGGCCGTTGGGCTGCCGCGAAGGGTGTCGACGGCATCCAGATCAACCACGACACCACGAACGACCGGGGCGGCTGGGCGCGGCACGTCGCGGCGCCCGGGAAGCCCGCCTTCAATTGGCTCAACCGCTCCGTGCTGATCGTCCAGGAGGCCGACAAGTGACCGACGCCGTGAGTCCCGGCAGGGATGCGCTCTACCGTCGTGTCGTGGGCGTGATCAGTGAGCACGACGCGACCCCGGATCAGCGGGACACGATCATCCTGGGGACCGGTCAGGCCGGGTCATGGGATGAGGTGCCGAAGGATGTGCAAGACCTCATCGTCAAGATCGAAAACACGCCTCCACAGGTCTGGAACGACCCCGCCGACCTGCCCCACCAGAAGAACCTGTAGAACATCTGTCCTGGTAGAAGGGCTGCTGTAGCATGCGAGACGACATCAAGGAGGAGACCATGATCCGTTTGCGTACGCTCCTGGGCCTCGCCGCCTGTCTCGCTGCGCTGCTGTTCGTAGCGGGCAGCGGCTGCAACCCCCAGGCGGGCGACCACTGCGACGGCCCCGGGTACACCACCCGCGTCGAGCACGGCAAGCGCACCAGCCTGTCCTGCGAGCCGTCCGGCATCGACAGCGACGGCCACCAGGAATACCGCTGGGTGAAGGCATGAGAAAGATTGCAGCGGTCATCGGGCCCGTATGCGACATGGCGTACGGGATCCTGATGATCGTCGTAGGCGCTGGCCTGATCGTCGGCGGCACCACCGGCGTGCTCTGGCTGTAGCCTGAGCAGCAAATCGAGAAGGGGTAGCGCATGGGGACCGCCTGGAAGATGCCCATCGCCGTCATCGGCAAGCCGACCGGCGACGGCCGCCAGTTCGACGCTGGCGCCCTCGGGCACCGCGACCTGCCGCTGCCTCTGCGGTACGTGGCCAGCGACTCCGGCGGCCACTCCAACGCCGTCATCGTCGGCCACATCTCCAAGATCGGAAACGAGAAGAGCGGCGTACTGCCCGCCGAAGGCGAGTTCTACGACGACTCCTCCTGGCCCGAGGACGTGCGCAGCGCTGCCCTGGCCGCCCGGAAGTTCACGGCCAACAAGGTCATCGGCCCCTCCGTCGACCTCGACCAGCAGGAAGTCGAGATCGTTCCCGAACCCAAGGCGTACTCCGCCTGGAAGAAGGAGCAGGCCGGGAAGATCAAGGCCGCGAAGATGGCGCACTCCAAGCTGTCCGGATCGGACTGCGGCTGCGGCGCCGACCCGGTCATGGCCGAGGAGCCGTACGACGGGCCCCGGCTGCGGATGATCCGGTCCGGCCGCCTCGCCTCGGCGACCCTCGTGCACATCCCCGCGTTCGCCGAGCTGGCCGGGCACGCGAAGCTGACGCTCGACTCCTCCGACCCGAACGTGGACGGCACGACCGCCAGCGCCAAGATCGAAAACGACGCCGAGATGAGCGACGACCAGGACACCGGCATCTGGCTCACCGATGACGACTTCCTGGAGTTCGCCAAACGGCGCCTGCCCAGCAAGAACAAAGACGGCGAGACCGAGCCGTCCGGCCAGGCCGAGCACGGCGGCCTGTTCGCCGACCGGTCGAAGATCGACGACGCGGACTTCGTCGACCCCGAGGGCCGACGCTTCCCCATCACCGACTGCTCCTCCGTCGGTGACGCCGTCTCCTCCTACGGCCGGGCCAACCCGAAGATCCCGTACGAGAAGTTCAAGGCCCGCGTCATGGCGATCGCCAAGCGTAAGGGCTGCGAGAGCAGCCTCCCCGACAACTGGAAGGCCGGAGCGAAGATGGCCGCACTCATGGCCGCCGGGGCACCGGCTGCCCCTCTCGGGGAATGGTTCGACGACCCGAATCTGCCCGGCCCGACGCCGCTGCACATCGGCGACGACGGCCGCGTGTACGGGCACGTCGCGGTCTGGGACACCTGCCACGTCGGCATCGGCAACTCGTGCGTGAAGCCGCCCAAGACGCAGACCAACTACGCGTACTTCCACACCGGTGAGGTTGTGGTCGATGACGGCTCCCGCATCCCCGTAGGGCGTCTGACGTACGGCGGCGGCCACGCCCAGCCGAGTCTCGGCTACCGGGCGGCGGCGGAGCACTACGACCAGACCTCCAACACCGGCGCCCTCGTGCGCGCGGGCGAAGACGCCCACGGCATCTGGGTCGCCGGTGCCCTCACCCCCGAAGCCGACGAGGCAGCCGTACGGCAGATGCGCGCGGCGCCGCTGTCCGGCGACTGGCGGCGGATCGGCGGCAACCTGGAGATGGTCGCCGCCCTGCACGTCAACACCGCAGGATTCCCAATCCCCCGCGCCATGGCCGCCTCCATCCACGGCGGCGTCCTGGACGCCGCCGAGACCGAGATGGACATGCTTTCCCTCGTCTCCGCCGGTGCGCTCCCCCGCGTCATCGACGAGGGCGAGCAGGACACCGCCACGGCGGCGGGATCGCTCGACACCGAGGAGCTGGGCCGGGCCATCGCCCGGGGCATGCTCGCCGAGCAGCAGGCCGCAGCCGACCGGACGGCGCGGACCAGCGAATGGAACGAGCTGGTCGCGGCGGCCATGTCCGAGGGCCGCGAGGCCGATTACGATGAGGCCATGGGTGACCTGTTGGTCGCCCTGGTGGAGGAGTAGCACGGAGGAGGTTCCCCGATGGGATGCGGTTGCGGTAACGGCTCGTCCGGCCTTGCGAACTATGAGGTCAAGGACAGCAACGGAGCGGTTGTGAAGACGTTCAGCGCGGTCACTGAGACCGAAGTGAAGACGTTCGCGGCGAAGGGTTCCGGGTACACCTGGCGCAAGACGAGCTGACCCCAGACGCGACGAAGGCCCGCCCCAGAGAATGGGTGCGGGCCTTCGTCGCGTCTGAACCGGTCAGGGCTTGTCGGTGTACTTCCGGCCGACAATGACCCACTGTCCCTGGTTGTTACGGCGGGGGGTGTCGGCCACATACCCGGCCGCCTCGATCTCGTCGACCACCTTCCCGACGTGCGGCAGCTTGAACGGGTCATCCGCCTTGTGGTCGCCGGTCTCCGTCTTCACGTTCACCTGCATGGTGTGCAGGCACTTCCCCCACCGGCCGACGCCCTTGAAGCCGTTCACCCGGTCGGCGGGAACAGCGGCGGCGCCACCGGTGAACATCTCGACCAGCTCGGTGGGGGTCAGCTCGATGGTGAGCACCCGGCCGGACGTCTGGTCGGTGATCTCGATGGCGGGCTTGATGGCCCCCCTGTCGGGGCCGGTGCCGTGGACGCGTCCGAACGAGAGTCGGACGGAAAGGTCGCCGGGCTTGTACTCGTCGCGCATAGCTCCTCCTTGTGATCTGTCTGTCCTGAGCATACAGGAGGGCCCGCCCCCAAGGGAAGCGGGGGCGGGCCCTCAGCGTCTTGCCGGGCTAGGTCAGCAGGGGTTGTCCGTGCTGACCGGGATGGCGTTGCCGAGCTGGATGGAGGACACCCGGCCGCCCCAGTCGGAACCCTGAGCGGTCGCGTACTGGTTGTTGTCCATGCCCCTCCACCAGGGGCTCTTGCGGCAGTTGTTGGAGTCGAAGATCCCGATCCAGACGTGCGAGCGGTTGTAGAACGAGTAGCCCCGGTTGGAGATCCCCGAGCCCAGCCGCAGGCCGTTGTTCGTGCCGTCCTGGATCGTGTCCCGGTGGTACTGGTACCGGCCGCCGGTGGCGTTGACGTTGGTCCAGATGCAGAAGTAGTTGTCCGGGCAGTCCGCCCAGGCGGCCTGGGCCGGGCTGGCGACGCCGACACCGAGGCCGACGGCCACGGCGAGCGCCATCAGCGCGGTCATGATCTTGCTACGCATGTTGATCCTCCGATCGGCGGGGCAGGTCCCCGCGCACCTGATCGCACTTACGTGATCCGGGCGGTCATCAGCCGGGCCGACATCACCGCGTAGCGCCGGGCCAGCCGGAACTGTCCCTGCTTCGCCGAGCGCACGGCCGCCACCATCGGGCACCAGCTCCGCGCCGGGGGCTTCGCACCCGACCCGCCGACCTGCGTTGCGGGCCGGGTGCGGGACGGCCGGTCGTTCGATCCGCCACGGCGGTTACTGGACGACATTCTCTCCTCCTCGAAATCGCCGGTCCGGTTTCCACTTTTATAGACGTTGTTCACCGGAAACCCCATGTCTGTCAGCTCTCAGCCTACACCATTACCGCCGGTCCCTCCAGGCGGACTCCTCGCGGGCAGCCCAGACCGCCCCCATCGCCCGGCCCCGATCGGCCATCCACGCGTCCACCATCTGGCGGGTGGCGACCGACGACAGGCCGAAGCTACGCACGAACGAGGTCACCCGCTCCCGCGTCCAGGCGCTCGTGTCCGCCGGGATCCTCAGCGCCCCCTGCTCCCATCGCCGCGCCGTCGGAGCGCACGGTTCCCACTCCGGCAACTCGATCTTCTTGCCCGCCAGCAGGTCGAGGGTGAGCTGGTCAGGTGCGCCGTCGAAGAACTTGTCCAGCACCTTGCCCGGCAGTGTCTTGTCGTCGGCGACCTCACGGAACAGGGTCATGCAGGCGCGCAGCTTCCGGGTGTCCGTTCCGCCGAACATCAGCCTGCGCTGCCGCAGGACGCCCATGCTGCACTCGAAGAGGCGCGTCCGCAGGGTCGCATTGTCCAGGTAGGCGACCGCCTCGTCCCGGTCGGCGATGCCGAACCGGTGGGCCATGTCGCTCTTCGCCAGGCCCCGATGCTGGGGGAAGATGAACCACATCCAGTGCGTGACCTTCTCGCCGCGCTGGATCTCTCGCAGGGCCTGCGGGTAGGTCCGGCGCTGCGCGGCATGGAACCGGGCCAGACCGACGATCTGGGGCGTACGGGTGGTGGTCACGGCCATGGTGTCCTCCTCGTGTCTGTCGGCCCTAAGCATACACCCATGCTTGCGGCCGGGCACAAGAGGCGTACCCTGGGGGCAGACAGACATCAAGGAGGCCCACCGTGACCAGCAAGACCCTCAGCTACCAGACCCGGCGCCACCCGTTCATCACCGGCCTGGCCGCACTGATCCTCGGCCCCTACGTCCTGGCCTTCATCCTGCTCCTCGGCGCGATCTGCGCGGCAGCCGTACTCATCGACTGGTTCGGCAGCAGGAAGTGACCGAGCCGCCGCTGTTCCCCGCCATCGCACCCCCCGCGCTGGAGCAGATGTGCGACGGCTGCGACACGCCCGTCCAGGCGTCCGACGACGAGCTGAGAGTAAGAGGCTGGCAGGTCTACGACGGGGCGTCGTGGACCGGCCAGCCTCTTCGCGTCAGGCGTTGCCCTGCGTGCCAGCAGTCCTCTTCAGCGCCACCGTCAGCAGCACCTCGCGACGCCCCTCTGTTCTGATCGGCTTGACGGCCTTGCCCTGCGTGTCGAGGCCACGCTGGTGCGTCTCGATCTCCATCCAGCCCTGATCCTCCAGGACGCTGCGGATCTCCTGCGCAGAGACGTTGGCGTACCACTCGCCGGGGGCCAGCTCCCAGACGGCGGCGACACCGGAGTGCGGCGGACGCCCAGGCCCGGCGCAGGTGAAGATCAGCCACCCGCCCGGGCGCAGCGCATCCCAGGCCGTCGCGATGATCTCGGGCCACTTCTCGGCGTGCTCGAAGGTCTCGGTGGTGACCACGAGGTCGTAGGCGCGCGGCGGCGTCCACCCGGCGCCGTCAGCCACGAAGTCGACGTTCTCGCCCGGCAGCACATCCAGAACGTGATACGGGTTCGCGTTCGGGAACAGCGGCCGGGTGGACCCGTTGAGGTCCCGGCCGCCGATGTCGAGGACGGCGAGGTCGTCGGTGGTGCGGAACTGGGCGACCCAGCTAAGCGCCTGCTCGTGCACTACTCCCCCTCGTTTTCGATCATGAGCTGGTAGCGGGCCAGGAACAACGCCCTGTCCGTCTCCTGGGCGGCCTGCCCGATCACGTAGACGTCGTCGATCTGCCCCTTGCCGAACAGCGGGTGCAGATGCTCGACATGCGCGGCGAGACACGGCGCCCATTCCCCCCGCCGCTTGGCCCGCTCGACGATCTCGTTGTCGACGTACCAGTGCCGGTAGCCCTCGTGGCAGACCATGCCCGGCCCGTCCAGGCTGGCGCCGATCACGTCCACGTAGTCGCGGCGGATGAACATGTGGGTTGCGTGGGCACCGGCCGTCACCGACGGGTTGCCGAGGTCGTTGGTGCCGACGACTCGGGCGTGGGTGGTCCGGGCGACCTCCATGGCCTGGTCGAGCCAGCCCGGATGGAAGGCTACATCGTCGCCGACCAGGAAGATCCACGGCTCGTGGGCGATCATCGCGCCCCGGTTGATCTTCTCCGCGAAGGATCCCATCGTCCGCAGGTAGTGGTGCATGTCGATCTTGACCATGCCGCCGTACTGGTCGGACTGCCCATTCCACGCCTCAGCGGTCGCCCAGTCGTCGGCGTCGGCCAGGACGTACACGCCGACCCGGCGCCGCTGCCGCTCCGTCAGGCTGTTCTGGAGCGACGTCAGGAACATGGCCGCGTTGTCCCGCTTCGCCACCGGCACGAGGACGGCGACCTCCTCCTCCGCCTCCGGCACCTGCTTCTCGCGGATCGGCGACGTGTCGGCCGCCTCCTGCACGGCCGCCGGGTTGATCATCAGCTTCGGCCACTGCTCCGGCGGCAACGCCCGCGACTTCACCTTCGGTGGCGTGAACGGCTTCAGGTGGTAGTCCGCCCCCATGTACCAGACCGTCTTCTGGTGGGTGGTGACCACACCCGTGTGCACGAACACCGGCGCGCCGACCTGATGGGCGCGCATGCAGAACGAGATGTCCTCGCCGCACTTCTCCCCGTCGGGCCCGGGGATCCGTTCGAACCAGATGTGCGGCGGCGCGCCCTGCTCGGCGAGCCAGTGGGAGATCTTCTCGTACACCGAGCGGTGGGTGAGCAGCATCCCGCAGCCGGTCGCGCTGACCCGGGTCGGCTGGTCCTGCGGCCACTCTGAGCGGGTGAGCAGCTTGTACGCCCCGGGCATGCCGTTCTCCGGCTCGACCCACGTCCAGTCGTACAGCGTGGGGGCGAGGCTGGATCGCAGGCCGCCCCGGAAGTCGTGCGAGTAGTCGCCCTCGATGAACGCGAGCGCGCCGACGATCGGCGCCGTCTCCGGGTCGGCGACCGACATCAGCCGCTCCAGGGCGTCCTGCTCGAAGCCGATGTCCGAGTCGATCCAGAGCAGCCAGTCGGCGTCGCTGGAAAGGAACGCGGCGGCGGCAGTGTTGCGGGCGTGGGACAGCTCGACGGACCGGCCCCACACGGGGGCCAGCGCGCCATTGTTCATCAGCCCCGAGTTGTGCAGCAGATGATCCCCGTGCGCCTTGTCGTAGGCGGCCATCCGCAGCGCTGACTCGATGAAGTTCCAGCCGCCCGTGTCAAGGTGCGGCACCCCGATGCAGACGGTCTCCCCGGCGCGGGGATTCAGCGCCGAGAAAAGCCCGTCGTGGGCCTCCTGGGCAGCGTCAGTTGATTCCATACGGCCTCCTCCTCCGTGAATCCGCAGACTACCGCTATGATCGCGCCAGGCGTATTCGTGCTGCCACGGTCCGGCGGAGCGCTCGAAGTAGGAGACCGCAGTGCCGAACCTGCCTTTCCAGGTCCCGACTGACGAGGACGGCTCGTACGCCTTCTCGGGCATGACGAGCGAGGACCTGACTTCGATCCGCACCCAGGCCCGCGACGCGGCGGCCCGGTACGCGGACATGGACGTCGCGGACGTTCAGCCGGGCGACATCGAGACCATGCGCGAGCTGACCACCATCGTCAAGGGTGTCGACGCGGAGCGCAGCCGCCGCAGTGGTGCGGCTGGCGCCTTCGCCGCCCTGACCGAATCTCTCGGCGAGGACGACGAGACCGGAACCGACGAGACCCCGGCGGGCGCGGGCATCGAGGACGCGAAGACGGACACCCCCGCAGCGCAGACCGCAGCCGCCAAGGCCCCGGGTGTCGCCGCCGTGGCGTCCAACACGGTCCCCGCCGTCCCGGCCGAGACCGTGGCCCGACAGGCACCGGCCGTCATCCTCGCCGGGGCCAACAACGGCGACGCGAACATGGGCGAGGAGCTGGACTGGACCCGCGTCGGCAAGCTCGTCGAGAAGCGCTTCCTCCAGTACAGCGCGATGGGCGGCCAGGGTGGTCGCCAGCAGCACTCCATCGCCCAGTTCAAGACGGAGTACCCGCAGGAGCTGACCGCGTCCGGCGGCCTCCAGGAGGACGCGACGGCGGTCATCGACTACGCGGCCAGCGAGAAGCGCCTTCCCGGCGGCTCGCTGCTGGCGTCGGTGGAGATCAAGCGCAAGGCCGCTCTCGCGGCTGGCGCGCCGAACGCGCTGACGGCGGCCGGTACCGGCTGGTGCGCGCCGTCGGAGGTCATCTACGACCTGTGCGAGCTGGAGTCGGCGGACGGCATGCTGGACATCCCGGAGATCAACGTCTCCCGGGGCGGCATCAAGTTCACGACCGGCCCGGACTTCTCGTCGATCTACTCCGGCTCGGGCTACTTCCACTACACCGAGTCGCAGATCATCGCGGGCGTCACCAAGCCCGTCATGTCCGTCGCCTGCCCGTCGTTCACCGACGTGCGGCTGGACGCTGACGGCCTGGCGATCCAGACGGACCTGCTCCAGCTCCGTGGCTACCCGGAGCTGATCGCCCGGTTCGTGCGGGGCGCGATGATCGCCCACTCGCACAAGATCAACCAGTTCGTGATCAACTCGCTGGTCACCGGCTCCACCGCGATGCCGCTGCCCTCGGGCGTCACCGCGCACACCCCCGGCGCCGGAACCACGTGGGCCACCGACCACTCGGTCGTCTCCACCCTGCTGACCGCCATCGACATGGCGATCATGGACTACAAGTACCGCCAGCGGATGGCCCTCGCCTCCACCCTGGAGGTCGTCTTCCCGTACTGGGTGCTCGCCTGGATCCGGTCCGACATCGCGCGCAAGCAGTTCTACGACGCCGACGCGACGAACGACCAGTTCAACCTGACCATGGAGCGCATCAACACCTGGCTGGCCGCACGTGGCGCCCGCGCGCAGTACGTGTACGACTGGCAGGACGCGTCCTACTGGGCGGCCTACCCGACCGGCGCGCCGTCGGCGTGGCAGCAGTTCGGCCAGGCCCCGACCTCCACGGACTTCGTCCAGGACTTCCCCCACACCCTCCAGTTCCTGCTCTACGCGGCCGGTACCTGGGTGCGCGGCAACGCCGACATCATCACCCTGGACACCGTCTACGACAGCACCCTGCTGGCGCAGAACAAGACCACCCAGCTCTTCACCGAGCAGGGCATCCTCGCGGCCAAGACCTGCTTCGACAGCCGCCTCTACACGATCGGCAACATCACCGGCGGCCTGGTCCCGAGCGGCGCGGGCGCGTTCGCCCCGACCACTCAGCCGACCTGGACCAACCCGTAGGTCGAGTAGCAGTCCCGGGCCGGGAACCCCCGGCCCGGTACCTACCCGAACCGAAGGGAGGGTGCAGGTATGGCGACTCTTACGCCGATGGCCGGGCCGGTCATCGTCGAACAGCCCGCGGTCGGCAGCATCCGATACGGCCTGTTCTCGGCCGCCAACGGCCCGTTCGACCTGCCGAAGCACGGCAGCATCGGCGGCGTCCAGTACCAGGAGGAGCACTGCGGCAACGCGCACCTGCTCGCGGCGGCCTCCTGCTCCAACCCGACCATCACGGCCGCCACCGCTCTTGACGTCTGCGACGGCACGGCCATCGGCCTGCCGTTCGAGATCGTCGCCGGGCTCAAGGCGGGCGCGTTCCCGTACGACGCCGCCGAGGTTGAGCGGCGCATCCGGGTCCGGCTCAACGACAACGCCCAGTACATCGCCGAGCAGGCGCTGTGGGGCGGCAACGCGGACGTCCAGCCCGCGCTCCAGCGTCCCGAGCTGAACGGCGGCTCCGGGATCCTGGACGTCACCCCGACGCCCGGCACGGCGGTCACCATCGAATACGGGGTCGGCCTGCTGGAGGACGCCCTCTCGCAGTACAACTACCCGGGCATCCTCCACGCCCGGCCCGTTGTCACCCCGTACCTCGTCGAGCGGCAGTTGATGCCGCTGCCGCAGCGCGCCGCGAAGGGACTCACCGGTGTGCAGTACACGCCGATGGGCAACGTGTGGTCGTTCGGCCGGGGCTACTCCGGCAACAAGCCGAACAACGACGCGACCGCCCCGGCGGCCGGTACCGCCTACATGGTGGCGACGGGCGCGACCACGGTGTGGCTCGACCCGAACGTGTACGTCAACCCGCCCGAGAAGTCGTTCGACCGGTCCGGGAATGCTTGGCAGGCAATCGGGCAGCGGGCGGCGGCCATCACCATCGACTGCGTGGCGTTCTTCGTTCTGGTCGAGTTGGACAGCATGACCCGGGGTACTGGGCCTGCTGCAACAACCACGACGGTGTACTAGGAGCGGATCATGCCTGCAATCGTCATCATCAACGAGCACGAGCCGGAGGGCGAAGTCGCCGGACGGCTCCTGGAACTGGCCGACGAGAAGGGCCACCCGGCCCAGGTCGTCGAGGCCCAGCGCGGCGAGCACGACGCCGCCCTTTCCTTCCGCGTCCCGCAGGACGTCGCCGACGCCTTCGAGGAGGACCGCGCCGAGCGCTGGCCCGCCCCCGAGGAGGACGTGGTCGACGACGACGGCGACCCGAACACCCCGCCTGTCCGCAAGTCGCGGCCCGGCAAGGCACCGGCCAAGGAGTAGCACATGACGTCCGTGTGTCAGGCCCCCATTCAGGGCACCACCATGCGGGTCCAGACGATCAACTCGTGCGGTACCCCTGCTGTGGGCTCCTGCGTGTCGGCCGTCTCGACCGGCTTCGTCTCCGTGGAGATGCAGGATCAGGTCGAGTCCGGTCAGGAGATCGTGGTCCTGAACGCGGCCGGTCAGATGTGCGTCAACGAGAAGTCGCCGACGCAGCTCAAGTGGATCGACACGACGATCACCTTCTGCAACGTCGACCCGGAGTTGTTCGGCCTGATCACGGGCTCCACGCTGGTCCTCAACGACGCCGCCTCCCCGGCGGCCGTCGGCTTCCAGACGCGTACGAGCAACTACGCGGCCGGGCAGTTCTCGCTGGAGGTGTGGACCAACATCTCAGGTGCCACGTGCGTCACCGTGGGCACTGCGTCCCTGGTGCCGTACGGGTACTTCCTGCTGCCGAACATCGTCGAGGGCCGTGTCGGCGACGTCAAGATCGAAAACGGTGCGGTGTCGTTCACCGTGGCGGGCCGCACCAAGCAGGGCACCAACTGGGGTCTCGGCCCCAAGAACGTGCTCGCCAACATGACCACGGCGGCGGCGGAGAAGCTGCTGATCGCTCTGCCGAGCGACACGCACCGCCACCTCCAGTGGACGTACCTGGCCCCGCCTGCCGCCTCGTGCGGCTGCGCGGCCTGATCGACGGTCGAGGGGGACCGGGCAAAGGGATGATGGGGGCCGCCGGAAGAGCGGCGGTCCCCATCGTTCATGATCGAAAACGACAGGAGGAGGCGAGATGACCAGCGCAGTACCCGACGGCTGGACCGTCTCCAACTTCCCCGCCTGCGCCGACGTGTGGACGTCGCTGACCGCCGACCAGCAGGCCCTCGCCCTGCGGCTCGCCGCCTTCACCATGTACTCGCTGACCGGCCGCCAGTTCGGCACCGTCAACCTCACGCTGCGCCCCTGCAACGCCCCCCTGCTGCCGCCGCTCTACCAGACGTACCCGGTGAACCTCATCAACCCGTGGGGCACCGACGAGGGCGGCAGCTACTACCCGCTCTACATCTACAACGGCGTCTGGCACAACGCAGGCTGCCGGGGGATCAACTGCTGCGGCGCCACCTGCGAGGTCGAGCTGCCGCGCACCGTCTCGATCACCTCCGTGCTCGTCGACAACGCCGCCGTCGATCCGACCGCCTACCGGGTCGACAACGGCTACCTGCTCGTGCGCACCGATACCGCCTGCTGGCCGCAATGCCAGGACCTCGACAAGAACCCGGGCCCCGGCGTGACGGACACGTTCGTCGTCAACGGCGTATTCGGCCGGACCGTCCCCCAGGAAGCGCTCGACGCCGCTTCGATCCTCGCCTGCGAGCTGGCCAAGGCAATGAAGGGCCAGCCGTGCCGTCTGCCGCAGCGGATGCAATCGCTGACCCGGCAGGGCGTCTCCGTCCAGTTCCCCGGCGTCAACACCTACCTGGACCGTGGCCTCACCGGGCTCAACGAGGTCGATCAGGTCGTTGTGCAGTTCAACCCCGGGCGGCTCGCGCAGTCGCCGAAAGTCTTCTCGATGGACGTCTCCCCCAACCGCATCACAACCTGGCCGTGAGGTAGCAGATGGCTGACAACCTGACCGACTTGGCGGAGGCCCGCGCCCTCAACTGGCTGACGGGCAACACCACCACGGCCCCCACGATGCCGTACAGCGTCCGCCTGATGACCGCCAACGGGTCGGACTCGGCCGCCGGTACCGAGGTCGTCAACGCGGGCGGCTCCACGTACACCCCGCAGACGGTCGCCTTCCCGGCAGCCGTGGGCAATGGCGCCCCCGTCGGCAACTCCGCCGACGTGGTGTTCACCAACATGCCCGCCTGCACGGTCGTCGGCGTCGAGCTGTGGGATGCGAACGGCACCCCGTTCCGCTGGTGGTGGGGCGCGGTCACCGCGAACAAGACCTTCAACCTGGGCGACACGGCCCGGATCGTCGCGGGACAGCTCACCGTGTCGACGCAGTAAGGGGCCACGCCCGTGGCGAACCTGTTCACTTCCCAGACCCCGGCCAACCCCAACAACTTCGACGCGACCCCGCTCACCCTGGCCACAGTGGTGACGTTCTCGGCGTCGGGGAATGTGACCGGCGGGCGGTTCTATGCTGCCTCCTCACTGTCGGGCGGCAGCTACGAGCTGGTCCTCTGGCAGGTGACGAGTCCGACCACGGGCACCGTGCTGGCGTCGGCGACCTACGGCGCGATCACCGCTGGCACTTGGAACACCATCTCGTTCGCCTCACCGGTGGCGGTCAGCTCGGGCGTCGCCTACGTGATCGGCATCCGCACCTCGACCGGCCGGTACACCACGACCAGCAACTTCTTCACGACCCCCCTGGTCAACGGGAACATCACCGGCATCCAGGACAACACCAACCCGGTCGGTGTCGGCACCCTGCGCAACGGCGTCTTCGCGGCCGACATCACCAGCTTCCCCTCCAGCACGTTCAACGCGACCTGCTACTTCGTCGACGTCGACTACACCGCCGGTGGGGCACCGGTGGTGGACCTCGCCGCCGACCTCACCGCGACCGCCAGCCTCTCGGCCGCACTGACCCCCGAACGGCTCCCCGCCGCCGCACTGTCGGCCAACGGCAGTATGAGCGCCGCACTGACCCCCGAACGGCTGGTTGCCGCCGCACTGACCGCGACCGCGTCCCTGTCCGCGTCGCTGACCCCTGAGCGCCCACTGGCCGCCGGGCTGACCGCGACCGGCAGCATGAGCGCCGCACTGATCCGGGACACCCGCCTGGCCGCTACCCTGTCGGCGAACGCCAGCATGACGGCAGGCTTCGCGGGTGAGCAGCAGCTCACGGCCAGCCTGACCATGAACGCCAGCATGAGCGCGGCGGTCACCGTACCGACCGTCGGACCGGTCGATCTGATCGCCACCCCGGCCGCGACCGCGCTGCTGGCATGCCTCACCGAGCAGATGAACACCCTCGCCTCCCCGCCCGCGCGGATCCAGCTCCGGGTCGGCGCCGAGACCGGCCCGCTGATCGGGCCGAACGTGGACGAGTGCTGCGCCGGGCTCGCCTGGGTGCGGGTCGCCGACGTCTACCCGTCGTGGAACAGCTTCCCCGGGCCGGACAACGACTGGCTGCCCTGCGGGCCGCTGGCGTACGCCGTGGTGCTGGAGATGGGCAGCGCGTTCTGCATGCCGTGGTCCGACTCGGGCGACACCTTCGAGAACCTCGACCCGCCGAGCACCGACGACTGGCAGACCGCCTTCGGCACGCTGATGCAGCATCAGACGCTGATGCGCCGGGCGGCGGCGTGCTGCTTCGCGCCCACCCAGCGGCGCGCCGTCGGCGGCTGGAGCCCGCTGTCGGTGGAGGGCGGCTGCACCGGCGGTACGCTGACCGTGACCGTCTCGGTGATGGCGCCGTGCGGGGACTGCTGAGGAGGCGTTCATGGCCGGAGTGAGCCGCAAGACCAAGGCCCGCGTGTACGAGGTCGTCGTCAGCTTCGACGGCCTCAACAAGGGCGAGCGCTTCAGCCAGGACGCAGACGACCTGGGGTGGGCGACCCAGCGGGTGGAGGTCGGCTATCTTCGGGACGTGACCGAAGAGGGCGAGGAGGCCCCCGATGCCGCTGGCGAAGGTAAGGGTTGATCTTTATCAGCCGGTGATCAGTGGCGTCCTGCACGACCTCGCGGGCAAGGACGTCATGCGGACCACCCTGCGGGTGCTCAACCGGGCGAAGGTGCTGACCCCGGTGGACACCGGTAACCTGCGCTCCAGCCATCAGTTCCGGCTCACCCAGTCGGCGAACAAGGTCACGGGTGAGGTCTACACGAAGGTGAAGTACGCGCTGCCCCTGCATGAGGGGCGGCGCGCGGTGACGATCTACCCGCGCCACAAGCAGGCGCTCGCGTTCACCTGGCACGGTAAGCCCATGGTGCGCAAGTCGGTGCACCAGCCCGCCCGGCGGGGGCGCCCGTGGCTGCGTACAGCGCTGACCGAGGTTGCGGGGCAGGCCGGTTACCGCGTGCAGAAGACAACGTAGGAGGAGGAGTACGTGAAGAAGTTGAAGGTGACCTGGCAGGACGGGTCCTGGAATCATGGCGGGGACCAGCCGATCGCAGAGACGTCCCTGCCGCATGACGTGAGGATCAACCTGCTCGGCGAGACCCTGGTCTTCACTGAGCAGAGCGGCGACGGCGCGGCGATGGTTCTCCTGGCCGTTCCCGAGTCTCGCCTGATCTCGTCTGCCCAGGTCGAGGCTTCCGATGCCTGAGCTGACGGTGCTGGTTCCGCTGGGTGACCGCGACATCGAGATGCGCAAGCCGACCGATGGCGCCCTGGTGGTGCTGTCGCGGACGTTCCGGGCGCTGCCCAAGATCGAAAACGTCGGCGAGATCACCGAGGAGATGCGCAACAAGCTGGTCCGCGACCTCGGCACCCTCGGCAAGATCGTCGAAGCCATGATCGTCCAGGAGGCCGACAAGGGCTGGCTCGACGACGCCATGATCGACGGCAAGGTCACCGCCGAGGACGTCTTCGACTCGATCCGCGTGGCGGGCGAGAAGCTGAACGGTCTCGCCCCGGCCAAGGCGGTGGCCCCGGTCCGGCGCTCCCGGTCCGCCCGTACCCGGTGAGGATCACGCACATCGCGGGGATCGACGTCACGATCGGTCCCCGCCTCCGGCAGCGCTGCGCGTGGTGCGGCGCCACCCTGATCGACTACGACCTGGAGCGGGTCGCCGTCCCGGTCGGCCAGGAAGGGCCCCCGGGAACCTGGGAGATCGGCGCCCTGGTGCAGGTCGACGGCAACATGACGATCGTTTTGGATCATGACGATCAGCATCACCTGCCCGACGACGCCTGCGGCAAGCTCGACCCGGAGGTGACCAAGTGACCAGCGGCCTGAACGTCAAGCGCCTCGTCTGGACGATCATCTTCCTGGGCATCACCCTCGCTGCGATCGTCATGGAGGTCGTCGCCGGGATCTGGCACCCGGCGGGCACCATCCCCTGGACCGAGTACATCGCCCAGTACGTGCCCTGGCCTGTCCAGCTCGCCGCGTACGTGGCCCTCGCCGTGTGGCTGCCGTTCCACTTCTGGCGCGCCGACCAGAAGCGCAAGAAGGCGTTCACGGCTGGCGTGCACGAGGGGCTGTCGGCGAACAGGGCCAATCACCTGGACGCGCTGGAAGGGGCCCACGCGGCTGGATACGTGGCGGCAATGAAGGACCACAACATCCGGGCCCCGAGCTTGGCCGACCTCTTGCCCGAGGTCTCCGTGCAGCGCGGCGGGTTGTCGTACGGCCCGAAGTGCAGCCACGGCCGCCTCTTCGGATCACCCGGTCACGTCTGCGCCGAGATGCCCAGCGATGCCGGGCGCTGACGCCCTCGCCGCCCTCAAGATCTGGGGGCTCGACGTCGAGCTGGCCGGGGAGACCTTCGAGGTCCCGCCCCGGCCAGCAGTCGAATGGTTCCTGGCCATCCTCGACGAGGACGTGCCGCTGCCCCTGATCCCTGGACTCATGGCCGACGCCGCCGAGGAGCGGATCGCCGACATGCTGCTGGACGGGGTGATCGACACCGACCTCATCATCACCCGATCGCGGGAGCTGCTGTCGGCGGCGGCCGGGCGGCCGTGGTGGGAGGCGGACCGGCTCATCCGCTCGTCCGGCGCGTCGTGGCACATCATCGGCGGGGAGCTGACCCGCCTCGGGGTGGACCTGGAGAAGGTCAGCCTCGCGGCGGCCCTGAACGCCATCTACGTGATCTGCGTGCGGACGATGGACGAGAAGGAGCGCAACAAGTTCGACATCGATCTGCGGCTGCCCCCGATCGGGGTGGATGGGGTGAAGCCGGAGGATATGTACGACCAGGTGGCGGCCGAGTCGGCGTTCACGGCCCTGATGGGCCAGTCGCGTCCACCTGACCCCGTAGGATCCTGACCATGGCAGGGGTTCTGGGGCGCGCGTTCGTTGAGGTCATGGCGGACCTGTCCAAGTTTTCGCCCGGCCTGCGGCAGAAGATCAAGGCGGCCATCGACGAGCAGACGAAGGGCGTCCGCTTCGACGAGCTGGACAAGGCGGCGAACGAGGGCGGCAAGCGGGCGGCGGACGAGCTGGCCAAGGGCGTCGACTCCAAGATCGACACGAACATGCAGCGGTCCGGCCGCCGGGGCGGCAGCTCCCTCTCCAAGGGTCTGCTCGCCGGATTCTCGGCCGCGTCAGCGCTGGTCTTCCCGGCGCTGATCGCCTTCGCCGTCGAGCTGGTCGCTGTCCTCGCACCGGCCGCCACCGCACTGGCCGCCACCCTGCCCGCCGCGATCTTCACGCTGATCGGCGCTGTCGGCGCGCTGATGCTCGCCACCCACGGCGTCGGCGACGCGTTGAAAAACGCCTTCGACCCGGCCAAAGCTGAACAGTTCAACGCCGCCATGAAGAAGCTTGCGCCGTCGGCGAGAGACTTCGTGCGGGAGGTGCAGGGGCTGCATCCGGCGTTCCATCAGCTTCAGCAGGACGTCCAGCAGGTCTTCTTCAACCAGCTCGAAGGTACCCTGACCCGGGTCGGCCGGGCCCTGCTGCCGACGCTGCACCGGGGCTTCATCTCACTGGCCGTCGACATCGGCAAAATGTCGGACAACTTCCTCAGCGCGTTCGGATCGGGCCGATCACAGACGAAGATCGCGGAGATCTTCATCGCCGCGCATGAGGCGATCAAGCCGTTCGTGCCGGTACTCGGCCACCTCGTCGGCGCGTTCCTGGCCCTCGGGGCGGCGGCCGGGCCGATGCTGGCCACTCTGTCGGGCGGGCTCGCCCATGCGCTCCAGCTCTTCTCCTCGTTCATCAATCAGGCGGCGGACTCGGGCGCCCTGACGCAGTTCTTCGACGATGCGCTGGTGGTGTTGCAGGCGCTCGGCGGTCTTCTCGGCAACGTTTTTGATCTTTTCACCGCGCTGATCACCGCCCTCCAGGGCTCCGGCGCCCAGGCCCTCGGCTTCATCTCCGCCCTCATCGGCGAGCTGGCGGCCTTCTTCGCCAGCGCCCAGGGCCAGCAGATGCTGGTCGACGTCTTCACCCTGCTCAACGTCGCCTTGTCCTCGATGCAGCAGATCCTCACCCCGCTGCTCCCGGCCATCGGCAGCCTGGTCTCCGCCCTCGCGGGTGGCCTCACCGACGCCGTGGTGACGCTGACCCCGTACCTGGTGACGATCGCCGAGTGGCTGGGCAAGCACCCTGACCTGCTCAAGGCGGCGGCTGCGGCGTGGCTGGTCTACCGGGCGGCCCTGGTCGCCGTGGCCGTCTACGAAGCGATCGTGGACGCCCTCAACCCGGTCGGCTGGATCATCCTGGCCATCGCCGCCATCGCCGCCGGGGCGTACCTGATCTACAAGAACTGGGACGCGGTCACCCGGGCCCTCTCCTCCGCCTGGGAAGCGATCCAGGGCTTCTTCAAGGGCATCTGGAGTTGGATCCAGGGGGTCGGCGCGGCGATCGGGAACTGGTTCACCGTCACCCTGCCGAACTTCTTCGCCAGCATCCCCGGCAAGATCTGGGCCGCGCTTCAGGCGCTGCCGGGCCTGCTCGGGCAGCTCTTCCTGGGCGCCCTGCACGCGGCAGGCGAAGCGATCGGCATCGGTATCGGCCTGATCCTCGCGCTGTGGATCAAGGTGCCGATGCTGATCTGGGAAGCGCTCCAGAAGATCCCGGGCCTGATCGCCAGCCTGTGGCACGCGGCCATCGAGGTCGGCGCGAACATCGTCCGGACGGGCATCGCCGCGATCGTCTACATCTTCACCGTGCTGCCCGGCAAGATCGGCGGCTTCATGATGCGGCTCCCCGGCATCATCGGCGGCGCGTTCCGGGACGCCTGGAACTGGGCGAAGCGCGAGGTCGTCTCGGGCGCGAACAGCGTGATCGACTTCGTGAGCAACCTGCCCCGGCGGATCGGCGGCTTCTTCAACAACGTCGGGCACGCCATCCTCGGCGGCCTCAAGGCCGGGATCAACGCCGTGATCGGCGGCTTCAACTCCGGCATCGACAAGGTCGCGAGCGTCGTTCACATCGGGCTGCCGCACATCCCGAAGCTCGCCTCCGGCGGCCTGATCAACGCCCCCACCCTCGCGGTCGTCGGCGAAGCCGGGCCCGAGGCGGTCATCCCGATGAGCGACCCCTCGCAGGCGGCGGCCGTGGCCAGGAAGACGGGCCTGCTCGACATCCTCGGCAGCCGCATGAGCAACGCGGGCACCACGCTGGTCAAGGTCTACCTGGGCACCCGGGAGATCACGGATATTCTCAACACGCAGATCGACAAGAAGCTGAACGACCAGGCCAACGAGCTTGCCTACGGGACGAGGTGACGGATGTCCACCCTCACCGCGACCGCCGACAACGCGAAGTCGCAGATCCGCCTCGACCTCGACTTCTCCGACATCGACGCCCCGTACGCCCTCGTCAACCGGGTCGACCCGGTCACCGGTGCCACCACGCCGGTACGCGGGCACGGCGCGTCGATCACCCACGGCGTCGTGGCGTACGCGCCCATGCAGGCCGGATACAAGGCGGTCCTCTACGACACCGAGGCACCGCTGGACGCCTCGGTCTACTACACGGCCACCGCACCGTCGGCCACCCTCAACGTCAACACGGACTTCTCCGGCGGCTACACCGACCCGTGGTACCCGACCGACCCGGCCGTCACGATCCGGCTCACCACCGACACCTCCGGGGTGAACTACCTCAGCTTCTTCACGGGCGGCGCCACAGCGACCCCGACGGTCCGGGCCGAGGATGTCCCGGCCACGCCGGGGGCGACCGTCACCCTCACCGCGACGATGTCCTGCAACATCTCCAAGGGCGTCGGGCTCGGCTTCGACTTCCTGGACGCGACCGGCGCCATCCTGTCCAGCCCGACCTCCTTCGCCACCGTGCAGGCCGCGACCGTGGTCACCGCGTCCGGTACCGCCCCGGCGAACACGGTGGCCGTCCGGCCGTTCATGACGATGACGGGCACCCCGACCGCGACCACCGTGGTCAGCGTCAATCCGGTCACGCTCACCAGCGTGGCAGGGTCGGCCACCTCGGGGCCGGTGTCGCTGCCATCGCAGGGCGCCTGCCGATTCAAGGATCCGCTACGGCCCGGCAACAGCGTCCGCGTCGACTTCCTCTTCGACCCGAACCCGCTGTGCATCCCCTCCGAGGGGATCTTCTGGCAGAGCCTCGACACCGAGCAGCAGGCCGCCAACGCCGCCTCGTTCAACGTCAACAACCAGGCCGAGCCGGTGATCGTGTCGAAGGAGCGCAGCTCCCCCACCTCCACGCTCACGCTGGTGTCGCGCACCTTCACCGACCGGGACCGGCTCATCACGCTGCTGGCGCCGGGATCGCCGCTGCTGTTCCAGGCCCCCGACGAATACGGTCTTCCCGACCGGTACCTGTCCGTCGGTGGCGACACGATCGCCCGGGTGCTGCCCGACCACCGCTTCCCGATCAGGGTGTTCTCGATGCCGCATTCGGTGTGCGCCGCGCCGGGCGGCCCGATGCAGGGCACCGTCGGCGCCCGCTGGTCGGACACCTGCAACCGGTACGCGACCTGGGCGGCCGTCAACGCTGCCGGGCTGACCTGGATCCAGGTTCTCGACGGGCTGGCGGGCTGATGGTCTGGGCCGGAGGTCTCGACGCGCAGTACCGCGATGCGCTGACGCGGCCGCACACCGTCTACAACCGGGTGGACGTCCTGGCCCGGGACGGCTCGGTCCTCTACTCCGGCGCCGTCGGCGAAGGGTTGCCGTTCATCGACGGCAGCGTGCGCGCCACCCTCAACAGCCGCGTAGCGCGTGTTCTGTCCATGACGGTGGACCGGTCCTGGTTCCCGCTGTTGCCGAGCGGAGCGATCGACACAGCGGGGCTGCTGACCCCGTTCGGCAACCGGCTCGCCGTCTACCGGGGGATCCGGTACGGAGATGACTCGGTCGTCTCGTTCCCGGTCTTCTACGGGCGCATCGAGCAGGTCCAGATGAACCGCACGGGCACCGTCAGCCTGTCGGCCAACGATCTTGCCGCTGACGTGGTTGACGCCCTCTTCGAGCGTCCCGAACCGTCGGTGCCCTCCAACACGATCGGCGCCGAGTTCCGGCGGCTCGTGCTGGGTGCCGTCTCCGACGCCGTCTTCGGCACCTCCGACCTCACCGGCACGAAGATTGCCCCCATCACCTGGCAGAGCGACCGCGCGCAGGCCCTCGACGACATGTCAGCGACCGTCTCGATGCTCTGGTACCCGCTCGCTGACGGCTCGTTCGTGCAGCGGCTGACCCCCTGGACCGCGCCGGGCCGGACCGCCGACGTCACGCTGGCCGACGGCACCGCCGCCGCGCCTGGCACGCAGAACGCCGTCGCCGACTGGACGATTACCGTGTCCCGTACCGGCGTCTACAACAGCGTGGTCTTCGCTGCCGAGCGGCAGGACGGCACCCCTCCCGTGTACGCCGTGGTCCGCGACCTCGACGCGAACAGCCCCACCTACTACCTGGGCAACTTCGGGCGTAAGCCGCTGCTGATCCAGAACCAGGCAGCGCTGACGCAGTCGCAGTGCCTGTCCGCCGCCCGCAGCGCATTGCGGGCGGCCACCGCCATCACCCAGGTCTGGGATCCGGTGTCGATCGTCCCCGACGCCTCCCTGGAGCTGGGCGACCTGCTCGCCATGCGCGCCGACGACGCTGCGAGCGCGCAGGTAATCTCCGGGTTCACCCTGCCGCTCCGCGAGACCGGAGATATGTCTTTGAGCCTTCGTGCGTACGCCCCGGTGACCACGTCGTGACCACGAAGCTGGCGCACCAGACGCAGAAGACGGCCGGGATCGGCAACGGCATGCGTACCGCCACCGTCGCGGCCGTCAGCGGCAGCGACCTCACCATCTCCGTGGCGGGCGGCCAGTTCACCGAGGGGGTCGGCGTGGTCACCTCGTACACGCCGATCGTCGGGGACACGGTTGCCGTGTTCCGGCAGGACTCCTCCTGGCTGGTCCTCGGGCCGGTGTCGGCCGTGAACGGCTGGACCCTGTTCGCCGACCTGGGCTACCAGAACGGCTGGACGGACCGGGGAACCGGCTACCCGTTCGGGGCGTACCGGCGCATCGCCTCCGGCGTGCAGCTCATCGGCCAGATCACCAACGCCGCCGTGCAGGGTGCGGGGGCCATCATCGTGACGGGCGTACCGGCGCCTCCCGGCGAGGTCGGCGGCATGATCGCGGAGCAGGGCACGTCCCGGCCGAGCCTGCACGTGGACGCCGCCGGGGCGCTGCGGATCTACAACTCCTCCACCACGGGCATCATGCAGTTCTGCTGCACCTACCCGCTCGACTTCGCGGCATGAGGGGGCAGCGATGACCATCGTCACCGGCTACGCCGACACGTTCGGCCGGACCGTCGCCAGCGGTCTCGGGTCGGCCACCTCGGGGCAGGCTTACACGCTGTTCGGCGCAGCCGCGCAGTTCTCCGTGACGCCCAGCACCGCCACCATCGCGCCCTCCTCCAGCGGCGACAAGTTCGGGTACGTCGACAACCGGACCCAGGACCTGGACATCACCGGGCAGGTGGCGCTCACCGCGATCCCGGCCACCAACCTCGCCACCGTCGGTTTCGTCGGCAAGCTGCCCACCGTCAGCAACTACTTCGTCGGCTCGATGATGGTCGCCACGGGCGGCGCGATCTCGCTGCGTTTCTCGAAGGTCGTCTCCGGCTCCCTGGTGACCATCTCGACGACCGCCACCGGGCTGACGTACGTGGCGAACACCTTCTACAACCTGCGGTACCGGATCTTCTGGTCCCAGGCGCTCCAGACGAACGTCATGCAGCTCAAGCTGTGGGCGCTCAACACCACCCAGCCCGGCGGATGGATGGCCACAGCGACCGATCCGAGCCTCACCCAGTACACGGCAGGCACGCAGGTCGGCATCCACACCCGGGACGAGTCCTCGGTCATCGGTGCCGTGGCCGCCAAGTTCCAGAACGTCGCGTCGCTGACGTACAGCCTGCCGCTGCCCGCCTCGACGGACCCGATGTGTTACGACCCGGCCATCGCGTACCCGAAGCAGACGTCCCTGGAGTCCCTGGCCGACGCCGCCGACACGGCGCTGGCCGCCCTCGACCCGCTCGCCGCGCTGGCCGGACTGTTCCCGCGCGTGCGCGTCAGCAACACCAACCTGGCGATCACCGGGCTGAACACGGTCACGTACAACGCGACGGAGTTCAACGTGGGCACGCCGACCAATCTCGGCTACGACCCGCAGGGCATCTATCTTCCGGTGGGTATCTGGCTGGCCACGTACGAAATTCAGCTCACGGAGGCGGCCAGCGATTACCTGCTGGTGAACTTCAATGCCGACTCGGCGGGCGGCAGCGTATTCATGGATATGCGCTCGAATCCGTCGCAGAGCAATGACCAGGGGGTCGGCGGTACGGGCCATATGTCGAAGCTGGTCATCGTCACCAATCCGGCCGTTGCTCAGAAAGTGTCGGTCACGCTCACCCCCAATTCGGCGACCGCGTACACCGCGACCTATACGGCCCTGTCCGCCATCAAGATTTCGGACTATTTCGCATGAGCGGAAACACCGTAAACAAGGGATTCCCGTATCCCCTCACGCCGGATTTCGCGGACGTGCAGGACGCCTACCGCCTGGCCACGGCGGTCGACGAGGCTGTGCGTGCCGAGCAGGCGCCGTTCCGCTCGTTCCTGTCGCGGCCGTCGTGGCTGGTGCGGCAGACCGTCAACGGCAGCGGCTTCCTGTCGGGTACCTCCTCGTTCAACTCGGGGGCCATCGACTGGGACAACACGGGCGGCTGGACGCTGGGCACGAGCGGGTGGCAGCAGCCGGTCAGCCAGCCTCCGTCGTGGTGGATGTTCGGTTGCACGCTGCTGACCACTCCCATCTCGGGTACGCCGGTCGTCGGCGACATGAACATGGCGCGGATCCGGGTCACCACCACCGACCAGGTCAGCGGCGTGGCTACCTCGACGAACTACTACCAGCGCAACGACGAGACGAACACGGGCGGCGAGTGGATCAACCTGTTCACGATGGCGGCCGTCTACCGGGCGTCGGCCACCCTCGCCCTGATCCTCAACGGCTCGACCTCCAAGGCGCTGGGCGCCGGTACGGCATTCTGGGGACTCTGCTTGGGACCGGTGACCTGACATGGTGATGCGCAAGACCCCCTTCGAGCGGATCGACTACCCGTGGGCCAGCGACACCGTGTCGGTCGCCGATGTGCAGTCGATGGGCAACGACATCGACGCCGCACTGGTGGGCACCTCGAAGCTGGCCAGCGACTTCTCGCTGTTCGCCTCGGTGGTGGCGCGGCGCAACGCGGCGCAGAGCCTGACCAAGGCGACCCTGACGGCGATCACCTTCGACTCGGTGACGCACAACAACGGGGCCAACAGCCCGCTCGCGAATGGCGCCTGGTGGGCCGCTGGGGCACCGACCCGGCTGACCGCGCCGGTCGCGTGCCTGGTGTTCGCCTCCGCCGCCGCTGGTGTGAACCTCGGTTCCGCGCTGGGCGCGAGCGGCGTCATCGAGGTGACGGTGCGGCTCAACGGCAGCCAGCGGCAAGGCTCGAAATGGAATCCGCCGAGCGCGGTCACCGGTCAGCAATGGGCGTCGGCGCTGACGTTCTGGAAGCTGAATGCGGGCGATTTCATCGAGCTGATGATGTTCTGGAACGGTACGCCCGCCGGTCCTTTCAACACGGACACGGTGATCCCGCCGATGCTCAGTCTGTCGATGGTGGCGCTTCAGTCCGTGCCCTGATCTGTCAGTACGCCATGAAACAATGAACAAAGCGTACTGATGGAACGGGGCAGCATGACCTTGGTGAACGCGCAGAATCTCCCGTGGTATCTGATCGGCATTCTGGTGACTGCACTTACTGCGGTGTTTTATGCCATGTTGAGCGGGAAGATCCTGTCCAGCAAGGTGGCGGACTCGCTGCGGGAGAGCGCCGACAAGAGGGCCGAGGTCGCCGAGGCCGGGGTGGCGGCCAATACTAAGAGCGTCGAGTCGCTGGTGGACTCGGTGACGAAGCTCCTGATCCTTGCGGAGAACCAGGACAAGGTACTCAAGGCCCTGGGAGAAAGGGCTGGCCGGGGCAATGCTCAGAGACGAGGTGGTGCCTCGTGACGTGGTGGCCGTGGCGCAGGAAGCTGGCGGAGTCGCAGGAGGCTGTCCGGGCAGCGGAGCAGCTCCGCGATCAGGCCGAGCAGCAGCAGCATCGCGCCGAGGAGCTGACCCCGCGCGTAGATGCCATCACGTCTTCCCTGCGGAAGCTGCGTGCCGACAACCATTTCGGCCCCATGATCGACGCAGCTCTCCGGGGCGGTAGCGAATGACACCTCAGACCCTTGGCACCATCGGGCTCTACGCCTCGGCCGTCATCTCGACGGTCGGCTTCGTCGTCTTCGCGCTCACCGCGCGCTTCTGGCGCTCCCGGGGCGGCTGGCACGTGTTCTGGTACATGCTGATAGTCGCGTGGGTGCTGGACCTCAGCTCGGTGGCGCACCTGTTCGATCCGCCCTGGTTCGTGTGGCTGCGGGTGGCGACGTTCACCATCGGGATGCCGTTCGTGCTGGCGTGGCGTTCCTGGATCATTTTCGATCTTCAGTTGCGGCGCCGCACGATGGCGTACGGTGGGCGCAGACACCGCCCAGCAGCGGAGGAGGAGTAACACACCCCATGGCTGAATGGATCTTGATCCCGTGCCTGCGGGCACTGTTCATGGAATTCGACCGGATCGCCCCGTCCCGCGACAAGGCTTCCGACGGATCGATCGGCAACGGCGCCCACAGCAAGACGGTCTCCGACCACAATCCGGACGAGACCGGATCGGTGCCGATCCACGACGCGGACCACGTCAACGAGGTCCACGCGATCGACGTCGACAACAACCTGCGCGAGTCGGACCTGACCATGGAGAAGGTCGTCCAGTTCCTGCTCGGCCGCTGCCGGTCCGGCGCCGAGAAGCGGCTGCGCTACATCATCTACAACCGGCGCATCTGGTCGGCCTCGTCGAACTGGGTACAGAAGACGTACACCGGGGCATCGCCCCACACTGAACACGCGCACTTCAGTGCGAGCTACACGAGCGGACTCGAAGCCTCGACGGCTTCCTGGCATCTGGAGGACATCCCCGTGGCACTGACAGCAGCCGACCTGGCGAAGATCACCGGCATCGTCAAGACGCAGACCGAGGCGGCCGTAGAGAAGATCGTGGCCACCACCAACGAGGGTGCGCCCGGCGACCGCGCGCTTCCGGAGTCGCCCGTCGGTCACGCCGCGAACGTGCAGCGGATGCCCGGCGCGCCGTTCTCGGACAAGCAGATGATGGTGTACGAGTACCTGGGCGCCATCGGCGCCGCCATCGATGAGCTGCGCAAGCTGGGCAGCTCGCGATGACCAACCCGTTCAAGACCGCGCCGGTCGCCACGCTGATCACCACCATGACGGCGCTGCTGGCCGTCCTCGTCTACCTCCAGGGGACCGGTCTGATCACCGGCCAGGCGGCCGTCTGGGTGGGCGTCGCCGTCGGCGTGCTTCAGGTGCTGCTCGGCCTGTACGCCCGATCGAAGGCGACCCCGGTCGCGGACCCGAAGGACGACCTCGGCCGTCCGCTGGTCCCGGCGAAGCTCGTGCCGCCCGTCCGGTAAACGCAACAAACGCAAGATCAAAAACGAGGAGGAGATGAGCGTGCAGCAGCCCAGCGTCAACCGGGCAGTCCACTACGTCTCGGCGGGCTCCGCCGACGGCAAGTACCCGTCCGTCTGCCGGGCGGCCACCATCACCGAGGTCGCCGACGAGATGCCCTCGGATCTCGGCGTCTGGCGTGTCGGCCTGATGGTGGTCAACCCGACGGGCGTCCACTTCCGGCCCCTGTCCGAGGGCGGCGTGAAGTACGCCAGCGCCGACGACGGGCTGGTGCCGTACACCTGGCACTGGCCGGAGCGGGTCTAGCCGGGCGGCTGCCGGTTCCACGGAGCGGGCACCGGCAGCCCCCAACTGAACGCGAAGTGAAGCCCGAGGAAGGCCAGGCCGAACAGCAGCATGTTGATCGAGCCGAGCCCTACTCCGAGCGCGGCCAGGAACCAGATGATCGCTGCGATCAAGGCAAACATGCCAGACTGGTACCCGCAGCGAGCACCGACCGAAACGAGGACCGATGGCCGGACGTACCCCTCTGACGGTGGCCAGCGTAAGCCGCCTCGTGCTGACGCCCTTCCCGGCGCCGAGCGTGGCCGGGGACGTGGCCAACGGCAACGTCAGCCCGAACGACGGGGCGACCTTCCTGGCCGTACTCTCCGGCGACGCCAGCTCGCACGGCCTGACCGTGACGGTGGCCTCCGGAGTGGATGGGCTGACCGCCGGGCCCCGCCCGTACACGATCCCCGGGTCGGCGAGCGGGACGCAGATCGTCGGCCCGTTCCCGCTCCAGTTCTACGGCTCGCAGCTCCTGTGGAACGTCGACTCCGCCCAGCTCAAGGTCGCGGCGTATTCGCTTCTGGGGCCCTGAGATAGCGGACCCGCTTGCCTTCGACGTATTCGACACCCTCATACGTCCATCCGGCGGCCAGCATCGTCTCGACCGTCTCGGTGAGGTCGCCGTCTCCGGCGATCACCGCGTCCACCTGGCGGCAGCTCTTCAGGTGGGCGGCCAGCTCGGCGGCGCCCACTACTTCTTGCCCTTCTTCGGGTTCTTGGCCTTGACGATCTTCTTGTCGCCGTAGACGGGCTTCTGCACCTTCATGGGGGGCGTTTTGGCCTTGCTCGCCTTCTCGCCGCGATCCGAGCGTCCACGGAACACGCTGTCGAAGAATCCCATCAGCTCTCCTCCTGGTTGTTTTCGATCTTGTACGTGAGCCGGTAGTCGGGTTGAAGATTCAATTCGTCGGCCCAGCGGTAGCCGCCGTCCTCGGTCAGGTACCACCAGC